TTTGATCCTGCAATCTTCTCGTCGACATCTGGCACAGCGCAAAGAATCTTCCAACCTGTTGGGGTGGGAAGTTGCGTGGCTTTCATTTCGTCTGAAGCATCAGGCTCGGGTGCATCCAAAGATTGGATGGGTTCAGGCAGTGCAAAAGCACCGGGGGAGAAATCAAGATCACTCATTGGATTCTTCAACTTTCTGCGCAAGGTCAAGTAGATAACGCTCTGCGAGGGCTAGACCCTGAATAATCCCGCAGAGTTTTTGGTACTCTTCAAAAGTACGACACGAACCACCAGCCAAGTCGTCGGCATAGTTGTTCATGTCAGTGCGCATTTTTTCACGTAATACGCGTACGAAGTCTTGAATCATGATTTAGGCTCGCGTTGTTTGCTGCTATTTGAGAGCGCAGCAGTACGCGCTTGTAAATCCATCTGGGCTTTACTCTTTGCAATGTCGGCACCAATTTGGATACCGGCACGTTCTTGTTCAAACTGTTGCTTAAATTCGCTCTCTTTAATTTGCGCACCTGTGCGAAGAGCGTCTAACTCCAGTTTGCCGCTGACTTCTTGCTCTTTCAAAGCCTGTGCATCGGCCTTGGCTGCAGCATCCATCATGATTTTCTGTTTCTTCAACTCTAGCTCTTGGCCCTTGAGTTGGAGTTCCTGCATCTGCAACTGCATGACTGGGTCTTGCATCTGTTGCTGTGCCTGCATCTGCGCAGCCTTGGCTTTGTTTTGCATCATCACTTGGTTGGCCGCTTGAGCCATCATGCCCGACAACGCGATCTCCACCTGTGGTGGCAACTTCTCGTCTTCGGGTGGCAGGGGCATACCGAGCTGCTGCTCGATCTGCTGGCGCATCTGGTAACCGACGTGCTCTGCAATGTGCGCCGTGATTGCGCCCATGATCTTGGGAGCCTGTGGATTTTGGCCAATAAACTGCATCATCATCGGGTCTTGCATCAGCATCATGTGTACTTGAATGTGCGCAGCGTGATCTTGATGCAAAAACGCTTTAAGCGGCGTACCCTTGAGTGCATTTTGATTCTCTTGCACGGGGTCAGTCGGCTTCATGTCCTCTTTAATTGGCACAAGTTTCTCAGCGTTTTTAATACCTAACACGTTCAACATACCGCGGTGTAGCTCGGGTAAGTTGTAAATGTCTGGAGCCATCTGCGCCATCTGAATGACGGCTTGATACTGGATAACGCGCTGAGACATAGTCGCAGCGTTAGGGTCTGACACGGGGATAACGTCCACCAAGTCGTAGTCGGCTTTCTTAGCTTTGCGAGTGCCGTACTCGGGTGTGTATGTGTAGTCCGCGTCTGTGTAGTCGCGGATGATGTTCTTGAGAAGCTTGAACTCTTGCTTCAATGCAAAGTGCACACGAGCCTGCACCGCAGTCATCACCTTCAGTTGACGCTCCAAGAGAGCCAACGTTGTACCCACGGGCGCGTTAGCGCTCATGTCAGACACCTTCATATCCGCCGTTGCTGCAAAACGTCGGCCTTCGTCAACAATTGTCTGCATTAAGTTAAACAGAGTAGCGCTTGGCTCCTTGTATGGGAGCGGTAAGATGTTGTCGCGGATTGTGCCCGAGCCAACGTCTACGTCACGGAACTCTCCGGGTGCGATTGGTGTGTCATCGCCTTTGATGCGCAGACCGCGTGTCTTGAGTCCGCCGGGCAAGTTGCTAAGTGTTCCTGCATCGACAAGTTGTCGCATGAGGGATGTAGCGGATTTAGCAAAGCCTCCGATAAGATGGAACAACCCGAAGCCGTAAGCTCCAAAACCCGGAATATATTGGTAGTGAACAAAGTGCTGGCGCTTGAGTCTGAGGTCATCATCTTCCTTCCAGTTGCGGCGGATTGACAGGATGTCGTTGGAGCCTTTAATCAACGTGACAACGTATGGCAACATGATGCCTGTCTCTTCGCCAGAGTCGTCCTTGTCCTCGTAACCTTCGAGGTTCAAATCTACATGGCACTCGTACAAGGTGTAGCGGTCGTCGTTCAGATCACTAAAGCCAGTCTCTTTGTCCTTGGCTTTCTGAATGTCTGTCAAGTCTCTGGGCGCGTCAGGTAAGTCAATGTCAAGATAAAAGCCTGCTTGCTGAAGCTTGATGATCTCGTTCTTGGTCTTGCGCATGACGTGCGTGATGCGGTAGCAAGTATCCAAATCCGTTGTGCCATACGGCAGATACATATCTTCCGCAGGAATAAACATAGACACTTGACGTCCCAAATTGGGATCATAGTAGACCTTCTTAAACGCTGAGCCTGTGGCTGGCAGTGACCAGAGCATACGCTCGTGTTCAGCGCGGTACTCCGTCATGACTTCCGTCAACTCATAGTTCATGTCGTCTTCAACGTTGGACGCAACTTCTTTCATCTCTGGCGTTTCTTTGCCAATAAGTTTGCTACGCACAGGCCCTTGGGCTGGGAACGTCTCAGTAATTGTCTCTGCTTGGAAGCGCACAACGGCTTCTGTAATCATGGGGTGGAACACACCGCATGCGCCGTTCCAAGGTTCAGTGCGTTCTTCTATCTGCAAGCCTAAGAGCTTAAGACCATCAACGTACGTCTTCTCCCAATCTTTGCGGCCATTCTTGTCGTTGTCAATATCAGACACCAAGTCACCCGCTAGCGACTGCAGAGCACCATCTTTAATGTACTCAGCCAAGTTATCACCAAAGCCTTCTTCGCCATCATCTTCTCCGGGCGTGAGAGTGATCTCTAATCCGTCCATGCCAATCGTGACTTCTTCGGGATCAACAATCTCGATCTCCAAGGGGGATTCTTGTTCTCCAAGCGCGTCAATGCCCATGGGTTGTTGGTATAGCGCTTTGTCGATGTTTGTTGCCATGTGTGTTCCTAGTAGTATGCGTGTGTCTTACGGCGAAAGATTGCAGGGTCGTCTCGCTCGTCTGTGTCTAAAGCAATAAAGCCGCCTTGCCTAAAGCGCAGCAACGCCTGTGTGGTTGTATCCACGAAGTCGTCGTGCTCCCCAACTGGGAACGCGGCCAACTCTTCAATTACTTCCCGTGCCCAGCGTGTGTCGGGTGCCCAGACTTTACCACTGCTGAATAAATCTGCAACTGCGTTGACGCGCACCATCTTGTCATTTCCCCTTGATGGGCTGAACTCTTGGACTGGTATTCCCAACGCCCGCAGTTCTTGAATCAACGGCCCCCCAGATGCCTTTTTCTCCACAATGAACGCGTCGGGTTCCCACTCTTTGTATTGCTTGAGCGCAACAACCTTGAGTTCGGGAAAAGCCATCCGGTCTTTAAAAGCGTCGAGCAGGATAAGTTGAGGCGAGTCATTTTCTTCCTCGTTATAAAAAATGCCCCACGTTGTGCAGGCTGAATAGTCGGATGTGTTCTTGGTCTCAAACGCCGTATCCCATGACTGGATGATGTATTCGCACCTTGGTGGGTCATCTGGCTCCCAAATACGCCACATCTTGCGTGAAACGATAGCCGAGTTCTCAGATGTGGGCTGCTGCATATACTGCGCGTTCCAATAACGCGGGTCAATACTGGCTTTTGTGGACTTTAACGCCTCAAGTGACCATTGTTCAGGCCAAAGTGACTTCTCGTCCTCTTCGTCCTCGTTCAAAATGGCCGGCAACTCCACTATTTCCCACGGAATAGCCTCTGGGTTCTTGGTTTGGTAGTCAATCAGGCGCCCAGTCAAGTCTAGGAGCGACCAACGGGTCATCACAATGATAATCCCACCACCCGGCATCAAACGCTGTAGTGGGCCCGTTTGGAACCAAGACCAAGCTGTATCAAACGCAAGTCGAGAGTTAGACTTTACGTCCTGCTCCGAGTGAGGGTCATCAATAACGAACAGATCAGCACCACGACCAGCAAGAGCACCCCCGACACCAGCAGCATAATACTGACCGCCAGCGCTGGTAGACCACTTACCGGCAGCCTTTTGATCGTCTGCCACCATCGTATTGGGGAAAACTTCTCTGTATTCATCAGAATCAATCAAGTTACGTATGCGCCGCCCGAAGTCTTCAGATAAACCCGCAGTGTGCGTGCCCATGATGATCTTCTTCTCAGGGTATTTACCTAGAAAGTACGCAGGGAACAGGTAAGAACTGAATTCAGACTTACCCATACGTGGCGCGATGTTGATAATCACGCGCTTTTTCCTGCCCTCAACTACGTCTGTAAATATCTTGGCCAGCTTCTTGTGGTGGGGGCCAACTTTGAATCCGGGGTATACCGCGGTAGCAAACCCTAGCATGTTGGTACTGGCAGCTTTTAGGCTGGCGCGTTTCTCTCTAAGTTCTAAATCCTCAAAGAGTTCCATCTTTTCCTGTACGGACATGAACGGCAAAGCCTTCTGCATGGCCTCAAGCTCAATCTTACTCAGTGTTGTAAAAGCGTCACGCTTCATCTGGCTTGTCTTCCGTAACGTCGATCACGTCGATCACACCCATAAACCTGTTGAGCTTCTCCTTGATTCGAGCTTCTAACTCGGTGTCCGACATCTCCATCTTCTTGACTTCAATCTTCTCTGTGAACAACCCGACTTCCGTAACTTTTCCTAGAAGACCAAGCGCTTTAAGGCGGATGTTGGCGTTGGGGTGTTCAGTTTCTTCCACCAGCTTGGCCACTGTGTAGCCTCTGATCTCTTTGGCCTGCTGTACAAACTCCCAGTCGTAGGCGGAAAGCATACCGACTAAGCGCTGCACGGCTTCTGGCGTTTTGATATTTGCCAGAGAGGTATGCGTCATTTCCGCGGGTTTGGCGGTGACAATGTTAGTGAAAGCAGTACGTGCTGCTTGACTTTGGTGCTCATTGACCAAAGTATCTGTGTCCACAGCGCCCAACTCTTTTAACCAGTCTACAGTATTAGACATTCCATCCACGGCATCCGCCGGATCTGTCTTATCCATAGGGACGAAGTCGCCTAAGTGATCGTGCACTTCGGGTTCGAAATTGATTAAGTGATCTAACATTCTGCGCATAAGCCCTTGAACCTGCGATGTAGATAATGTACACTTAAATGGAGTGGGTGCGCAAGATCGTTTTGGCCTTTGGCCAAACTCATCAAGTTCGCTTGCTTTCTCCTTGATGGTTTCAGTTGCCATCTTTGCCCCGAATCGAAAGGTTCGGGGCTTTTTTTCGTCTGTACAGAGGGGAGTCTAACGTTAGACAAAGGTATTTCTGAATTTTTATAAAATTTTTGTAGTGAATACTTTGGTTTGTAGGAATTTTAATTTTGTATATTTTGTTTTTAGTTAGTTTCTGCGAAGTTTGCTGTGCGGTTATGGAACAGTGTTCGTATGTGACGGCAGGGGGTATCGTCTATTTGTGGTGGTGGGGGGTGGGTGGGGGTCAAGAAACGCCAAAAACACCCCAAAACAGGGTCAAAGTGACCCGAAAATGCCCCGAAAACACCCCGAAAAAGGCTCTCGATGCCTATCAAAACAGGGTGTATGCACAATAGAAGTTGTCTAAGGTAGTCAGCCCTAGGCAATTCAATCAACCTCAAGGAGAAACAACATGACAAACAAAGCAAAAGCATTTAGCACACTCAACACATTCGCTGATTCACGCATCAAGCTCATCAAGGGCATGCAAGATGCAGGGTATGCGACAGTCGAGGCGTGCAGACCCATTGTGATCGAATGGGCTTGCGAGAAAATGGGCGTGGGCAAGGAGGGTTTCAAGGTGCATGAAGTCACAGGCAAGGTGTCCCTCATCACGAGTCACCCGAAGTACGAGTCCACGAAGACTGTGGTGCGTGACACGATGCACATGATCGAGGGAACTACGCGCAGGGCGTCGAGTGGCAAGAAAGAAGCCGATGACCCTGTTGCGAAAATCATCAAAGCCTTTGGCAAACTCACCCCTGCACAGCAACGCAAAGCCTTGGCGGTTCTCGTTGCATGATTTTCGGGTCACAGTGACCCGATTTTTTCTGCGAGCCCGAGAGAAAGAGCTTCTCTCGGTGTTTCGTTTCTTGTCTATTCAAAAGGAGAACCACAATGCTCGAACTAAAACAAACTCAAGGTAAGGCGTCCCTTTACCGCAAGGAGTCATACAACGGACGCACAACCGCCATGGTTGAGTGGGTCGTTAAGGTAGGCGATCAAGTCATTCGCTACTGCAATACAAAGCGTGAAGCCCTCGTGTGGCTTGACCTGTACAAAAACTAAACCCAAAGGAAAATAGCATGTCCAAATTCAAACACTACTCACCCAAAGAAGTCGCACTCGCTAAGTGGAACAACGAGCAACGCCCCAAGCTAGAAGAACGCATCAGGCGTGACGAACGCAGAACCCTCATGCTCAGGCGTGTCGAAGACATGGAAGCACGAGCCGAAATTCGGGTCACGATGACCCGAAAATCTTGAAAGGCGAAAATCATACCAAAAAACTACCTATCCATATTTTCGCAACTATCCGCAAGGTCAGACATCCGCAACACCGCATCAACACTAGCGTCCAGCAAAAACTGTCTATCTATCTATCTATTTAAATATATATTTATATATAGGAGTGTGTTTGTATATGTGTGCAAATTCTCGCAAGCTCGCCAGCCCTTTAACTTTCCCTAAGCGGTTAGTATTTCTCAAAACAGATAGATACTTGGACACTTTTCCTTGTATACTAGCGTTCATGCGGTCTGCCGAGTGTCTGACCTTGCGGATAGTTGCGAAAATTCACGGATACCTCATTACCTACTTGGAGAAAATCATGGATACCTCATACAAACACTACATGAAACTGACCCCGAATCAGCTACACACACGCTTGCTCAAGCGAAAGACACCCCCGATGCAAGCCGAGTACATCAAGAAAATCGTAGCCGAACAACAAGCCGAACACAAGTCAGAGAACGCAAGAACGATTCAACTCACACGGCTTTGGCGTGAGTTCACTGAGCCGTTAAATACAGAGCGCGAAAATGTGCAGGGTATGTTGCGTTACAAAGGTTGCGAAAATGATGAGGCGAGGCGCGATGCGCTCGAAGCATACCTGACTGTACTCAACGCACTCAAGGCGAAAATGACAAACCATTGCAAGCAAGATCGAAAGACACCGAGCATGATCGCGGAGGAAAAGAAACTCATCAACGATGGCAAGCACTGGACTGATTGGATACCGCAGAAGATAAAAGATCGGGTCATCACGCTATTCCAAGAGATCGAACGTAAGCCAAAGGCGAAAATCAAAATCCCATTCCAACGCCTTATCCCTGCTGACCTACACGCCAAACAAGTTACGCGGTTGAAGAACCGCACACTAAAAGACTTGGCCATGGCACAGCAGACGCTAGACCTTGACCCGCATGAGGACAACGAAGCCAAGGTCAGGCAGATTAAGTATGCGCTTGACCTGATGGATGTACTAGATGACAGCGAGCCTGTGCCTGCAACGTGGCATGGGCTGAACAAAAACGGGTCACAGTGACCCGAAAGTGTGACTGCTTCGCCGTGTGGCAGTCGCACCCTACCTTGAAACTCACACGGCACTTGTAACTTAAGGAGAAAGTAAATGAAAACAAAAGTAGATAAGACACTCACGCTCATGCTGACAGCCATCTTCATGCTGTTGGTATTCATCGGGTTCACGATGATGCTAGAGGTAGGCGTTGGATACCTGTGGCTAGCTATGTACACCATCGGTACGCATGGCTTGGCATATCAGGTGTTCGACTATTTTGTAACTGAGGCAACCAACTAACGGGTCACTGTGACCCGATTTTATAAAGGAGAAAGCAATGACTACAACAAACAACACATACGACCCCATCACTATGTGGGATAACTTTGCACTGGCACGAGGTGCGGTGCGTACTGTGAACCACAATCTCAGGATTCAGTGGCTCAACGCTGAGTGTCCGTACGAGTCCAGAAAAATTGCAGACAAGCGCGAGGCTAGGTCGTGGATTACTCGTGAGATAGAACGCTACCCCTTGCACCCTGTGATCGAGGCAGCAATCAAGTTAGCCCGTCCCAAAGACTGGCATCAGTTGTTCCTTGAGTGGCCACACATATCCCAAGGCGACAAGTCCAAGATCGCTTACACACAGAACGAGGTCAAGGGTCAGAAAGATATTCAGACTGTGACTTCGGTGGGCAAGTATCTCAACCGCCATTTCTACTTACCCGATCACATCATTCGTGATCTTGTCTCACGCCATGGTTCATCAGCCCGCTTCCAACTCGTACACACCACAGCCGAGATGATCTACCACCTACATCGTGGCCCCAAGTCGTGCATGGTGTGGAGCGAGGATCATGGTATCAAGTGTGATGATGGCGTGATGCGTCACCCGTATGAGACGTATGACCCGAAGTTCGGATGGCACATGGCGGTTCGCATCGAGGGTGATGCGACGATGGGTCGTGCTCTGTGCATGACGAGCCCTATGGATGGCGTCAAGTATTTCGTTCGCAGTTACTTGCGTCCTTCCAGTGAGTCTTCGTACAGTCAGACAGATGACGGCATGGATACGTGGCTCAAGGAACAGGGCTACACCAAGGAGAGCTACTGGCGTGATGGTGAGAAGCTAGCGTATCACCCTGCAAGGGATGCGTTCCTCGCACCCTACCTTGATGGCGGTGAGCGTCACGTTGAGGTCAACGAGCATGAGCGCTGGCTTGTGATCGACTCGGATGGCTCATGGATATGCGAGAACACTGGCGGGTATCCCACCAACGATGAGGAGGATGAGAACTCTTTCGAGTGCGCTTGCTGTGGTGACGACACCGATGACGATGATGGCTACTGGGTTGAGCGCGGTGAGGATGTGCGTGTCTGTGAGTCATGTCTCAACAACGACTACACCTATGTGTACGGCAGACGAGGCAATCAGTACTATGTACACAACGACAACGTGGTGTATGTCGAGTCAAGCTCCAACCACTATGACGAGGACTACCTCGATGACAACGAGATCGTTGAGCTTGAGAATGGCGACTACGAGCACATGGAGGAGGCCATCGAGATCAACGGCGACTGGTACACGATAGACGATGAGCGCATCTGTAGGTTCGAGGACACCGATGAGTACGGCTTGACCGAGGACGGATGGCAGTGCGAGCAGTCGTGCAACTGGTACTCTGACGACTGTACCGATTGGGTTGAGATCAACGATGCGCGCTATCACAAGGACTATGCACCCGAGCAGGACGATGCCGAGGACGAGCCCGATGCTACTGACAAGCCTGTGCCTACTGTGTTGACGATGGAGATGCTCGACAAGGTGCTGATGATATGGGACTACTCGGTTGGCAACTTTAACGTCAAGATCAGCCTGACCTATACGCTCGATGGCAAGGTGCTACTCGCTGAGCGCACCTTCGGTAGTGCCTTTGTTAGTGCTATGGACAACGATGTGTTTACCAAACAGATCCGCAACGAACTCAGCACCACGCTGATGGCACAAGCCAACGAGATCGCAAACAAATACTTAGAAACACAAGGAGAATGAACATGAACAAGAAATCAATACTACACAAAACCCTAGCTCGTGCGTTGTCTGTCAAGCGTCCGCACAATACTGTCGCTGTCTCTGACTTTACCGAGTGGCTATTCAACGCACTACCTCCTACACTCAAAGGCTTCACATCTGTGGATGGGGCAGGCAATCTGCACATCGACAACCGCATCGCAGGCAGTAAGACATTGTTCATCGCTCACGTTGACACAGTGCATCGTGAGGTCGGAGCCAACAAGATCAGGAAGACTGCATCTATGTGGTACGCAGATGGAGCACCGCTTGGTGCTGACGATGGTGCGGGTGTGGCCATGCTCATGCACATGATTCACTCAGGTATCAACGGCTACTATATCTTCAGTCAAGGCGAGGAGTGTGGGGGTATCGGTGCTAAGCATCTTGAGAAGAACCACGCTGACCTACTCAAGCAGTTCGACAGAGCCATAGCGTTTGATCGCAGAGGTACAGATAGCATCATCAGTCATCAGGGTTGGGGTCGATGTGCATCCGATACATTCTGTCAGGCGTTGGCCGATGCGCTTAACCTACACGATGAGAATCTGATGTACACAACCGATGACACTGGCGTGTATACGGATACCGCAGAGTTTGTTGACATCATCCCCGAGTGCACCAACATCAGCGTGGGCTACGACCACGAGCACAGTCAGCAAGAGTGTCTCAACATCGCACACTACGAGTTACTGTCTCAAGCGGTACTGCAAGTTGAGTGGGACAAGCTGCCTGTCGATCGTGACCCGACTGTGCCTGAGTACAAGAAGACCAAGTACGACACTGCATGGTGGACTAACTACGGCGTGTATGACAACACAGGCAAACGCGACATCAACCAAAGCAAATACTTTGCCAACTGGCAAGACGATGACTACTGGCAGACCGAGGACTTACTCGATGGCCTATACGATGCGATGGCGGGGAGCTACGACTTCCTACTTGAGCAGATCAGCGAGGCGGTTTACCCCGAACAACCTGACCTAGCTTTGCGGTTCCTCAACCGCAGGCTACTGACTGACGAATTATTACAAGAAGCGCTGATACAGGCGCGTACCTACGATGCACCGACTGTGCTGTGCACACTGTTCGATGCGATTCACTGTGAAGCATAAGCGGGTCACTGTGACCCGATTTTATAAAGGAGAAAGTAAATGAAACGCTATTACATACAAGCAAGCTACGTCGTATGGTGTGACGCCATCGTCGAGGCAGAGAATGAAGAGGAGGCGCGAGCGTTAGCTGTAGCCATGGACGGCAGTGACTTCGAGCCTACGGGCGGGGGTGACTGGAATGTTGACTGTGTAACTGAAACATCATGGGAGTATGTATGAACGGATTAGATAGCTACTACGATGGCCTACTGGCCGAACACCAACGCAAAATTGACAAACAAGCATACGAGGAAGAAGAAAGGGAGGAAGAAATGGGACGACTGAAAGACAAGATCATTGATCTACTAGAGGAGAATCACCCCGCAGAACTTGAACGCCTGACAGGGTATGACGACACAACCTGTAAGAAGATCGTGCATGAAATTTACATGGATGGTTTCAATGACCGCAACTGTTGGGAGCCTGAGAGGGTAGGTGATATCTGGGCCATCTTCGGCAAGAACTTTACGGGTGAGTGGATAGATGAGGAGGGCGAGTATCGAGGGTTCGATACCAAGCGCGAAGCAAACGACTATATCAAGGAGACATTTAAATGACTGACAAAGAAAAGATTGAACTGCTGAGTAACGCTTTGACGAACCTCATGCAGTCTGCTGACAACTACATTGATGACGGGTCGTGGATCGAGGACTTGACCCTTGACATCGACACCGCCAAGGCTGTTGTAAAACTACTGTACCCTGAGCTTTGGGACTTTGGAGGAGACGAGTCATGATGACACCCTATGAAAAGTTTGAGAGAGTAGTACTTTTGTTAGCGGTCATGGTGCTTGCCCTTGACCTCTTGTACTGGCGTCCCTTCTGACTACTATCAACAACTCTTTTTCGTGCGGGAATTCCCTAAACGCAGGGGAATTTCCCTTGACTTTTGTCTAAGCCTAGACAAATAATGGCAAAACTAAGGAGAAAGCTATGCAAAAACACACACCCTACGACACAGGAAAGGTCAAGATCGGCCTAATTTACACGCCTCCGCCACCCCAAACTACGCCCGAATCTGACTGGATACAGGGCATCTTGCTTGGAGATCGGCAAGGCATGTCCGAGGAAGCACTTGCGTGCGTCCAATCACTGGTGTTCATCGCCACCATCATCATTGGCATTATTTTATTGGAGGGATTCACAAATGCCTGATATGCAAACCGCGTTATCTAACGCACTCAAAACCACAATCAACGACTGGGAGAAAGAAGATATGCAAACCACACAAACAAACACACAGGGTAAGAAGATTTTTGGTGTCACCAACAACGTAACCCGCGCTACGTTTGAATACGTACAGCACCACCCCAATGAAACCTCGGCTGAGATATGTGCATCAATGGAGCGTTTGGGATACAAGTCAAGTTCGGTAGGCTCGCTCCTTGCGCAGTTTGCCAAGCAAGGGTTAGCTGAGCGCGATGATCGTGGCCGATACATCACCATCGTGCCTGAGTACCGCCCATTGAAGACCAAGAAGAAAACCCTGACCCTCGTATCTAAACCTGAAGAAATTAAACCCAAGCGCAAGTACGAGAAGAGAGCCGCGACAGGTATCGGTGCGTTGCTACGAGAGAAGCTAGAGAACACCCCTATGCCTAGCCAAGAAGCGCTTGATGCTGCCGCTTATGCCATGGGCGGGTCTGTAAACAAACGCTTTACATCCCTTGTACGCATCAAGACACCAGAGGAAATCCTGAAGGACATGACTGTGTACCAAGCGCGTGAGTTGTATGACCACTTGAAGCAAATGTTTGGAGGCTGACATGACTGATGAAGAACAGAAACGCATGGAGTACCTCGAGCGTGTTGAGAAGACGGCTAGAGCCGCTTTCAGCGCCTTTAATGAGTCCCACGACTATGATGTATGGGATGCTGCCCTAGACAGGCTTGAAGCCGTGCTGAAGGAGAAACCATGAGAGGACAAGGACGTTTAAGCGTAGTGGCTGAAAACCTATTTGCTACATCTGCAAAGCGCCACAACGAGCGCGTCATGAACAGCAAATGGAAAATGTGCTGGAAATGCCAAAAAGACAAAGACCCTCGTGGCGGGTTTCTTCGAATAACAGCGGGGCTACACAAATTTATTTGCAAAGACTGCATAGACGCCAAAGAAAAAGAAAGGAGCCTGAAACGTGAAGAGTAATCACAACATCATTCGTGAGCTACTCAAAAGACACCCCGAGGGTTTGAAGTCACGCGAGATAGCCGATATAACTGGCATAGACAAGCGCGTTGTCAACAAAGCATTGGAGAGTGTCTTTGGTGTGTACATCGATCGATGGGAGAAGTCTGTCTTCCGCAACACATTGTCGGCAGTATGGGTCGTTGTTGACGTGCCTGAGAACTGCCCAAAACCCGCAAACTCTGGGAGGCGATCGCTTGAACGGATAAGCAACCACGATGACGCTATATTTTTAAACCAAAGACAAGGAGAAATTAATGATTGAACTTACTGAAGACGGCACAGAGCCGAACTACACCGCGCTGTACGAGGGTGCTACGCTTGAGCAAGCGGGCGCTATTTGGCACAGCGTTATCAAAAGCGAAGGTGGTCACTGCCCTGTGTGCGACAGGTGGGGTAAGCTGTACAGGCGCGGTATCAACGCAAACATGGCACGTCATCTGATCTGGTTATGCTTGCAAGACCCGCGTGAAGACGGCTGGATTGACGTACAACGCACTGCACCTGACTGGATGCTACGTGCCCCGCAGATAGGTACGTTGCGGCACTGGGGCATGGTACTGGATGCGCCTGTGCAGGGTGCGAAGAGCCGTACGGCAGGACTGTGGAAGCCGACAGCCATAGGCTTGGAGTTTGCGTACAACCGCATCTCTGTGCCCAAGTACAAGTACATCTATAACGACACTGTGTTTGATACCGAAGGCCCTGACATCACCATCCTTGACTGTATTGGTGAACACTTTAACTACTCTGAACTTATGAATGCGAACTATTATGGCGAATACACCGGAAGCGAAAGTGAAGACGGCAGTGAGGAAACTGCTTGATACCATGGGTATATACCACTTCATGCCCCCTGCTAACGGCTTTGGCCGTGCAGGGATACCTGACATCATTGGCTGTATGGACGGACACTTCATCGCCATTGAATGTAAGGCAGGCAAGGGCACAACCACAGCCCTCCAAGACAGGGAGCTTAACGCCATCCTCAACCATGGCGGCACAGTGTTCATTGCCCGTGAGCACAACATCCCTGACTTAGAACTACTACTGAAGGAGAAGCAAAATGAGCTACGTTCACGGTGACTTCTCGATGACAGAGGAAGAACTCGAGCGCAGAGTCGAGGCCATGTCAGATGAGGAGCAACACCATTTCAGATTATTGATTCATAAGATCGTGATGTGCTATGGCGAAGGCAAAGCACAGGGCGTGTTCATCATAGGACGCGCTGAAGACCAAGTCGCAGGAGTCGTTACCCTAAACTGTAACGAGATGGAGGCGTCGCAACTCATGTTGGCGGCAAACGATTTTTTCGGCTTTCTAAACGTCCTAGGCGCACCGCCAAAAGAAAACTTTAACTAAGGAGAAACCATGATTATCAAACGTGCTATTGCTGTAGAGAGCTTGACCAAAGTCTGTGAAGAGAGCTTGAACCTTATCAAACAACTGATTGATGCTGACAACGAGGTGTATTCCAAAGGATACGAGGATGGCATGGCGGCTCAGGCTGACGTGCAAAAGACTTTAAGACCTTGGGTTGGGCTGACGGATGAGGAGCAACAGGAGATATACAAGAAACACAGTATGGATGGATGGGGTCTTTTTTACGACGCCATTGAAGCCAAACTCAAGGAGAAGAACAGTTGAGCGCACCATACGAACGAATAATAACAATCGATTTTGAGACGGCGTGGAATACCAAGGATGGTTACACGCTGAGTAAGATGACAACAGAGGAGTACATACGTGACCCAAGATTCAAAGCCTTTGGAGCCTGTATCCATGAGTACGGAACAGATACAAAAACAAAGTGGTGCAAACACACTACACTCCCGCGTGTCTTGGCTGGCTATGATCCTTCTACTACTGCTGTTCTGGCTCATAACGCTCAGTTCGATATATCTATATTGGAATGGGTATATGACTGGCATCCATGCTTTATCTTTGATACTTTGTCCATGGCTCGTGCTCTACGGGGTGTTGAGGTTGGCAATTCATTGATGAAGCTGGCCGAGGCTTTCGGCCTACCGCCCAAGGGTACGGCTGTGTACACAACCAACGGCTATACGGAACTTGCACCTTCTATGGAGCAGGAGTTAGCGGAGTACTGCGCACACGATGTGTACTTGTGTGAGCAAATCTTTACACGCTTGGTCAAGGGCTACCCGTCTAGCGAACTCAGGCTCATCGACATGACACTCAAGATGTACACACGCCCAGTGTTGCAGCTTGACGCCCTCATGCTACATAACGCAATCGAACAGGAGAAAGAAAAACGTGAAGCCCTACTACAAAAGCTCGGCGTGGAAGAAACTGCGCTGGCATCGAACCCGAAGTTTGCTGCACTACTTGAGAAACTCAATGTGGTTCCGCCAACCAAGATCAGTAAGACGACTGGGAAGCAAGCGCTTGCCCTCGCTAAAAACGATGCCCTATTCCAAACGCTCCTTAACGGTGAACGTGAAGACGTTGCCCTACTTTGTGAAGCGCGTCTTCGGGTTAAATCTACCACCGAGCGTACCCGTGCTCAGCGGTTTCTCGACATTAGTCAACGTGGCGCCTTACCAGTACCTCTCTCCTACTACGGTGCGCAGACGGGTAGGTGGACGGCGGCCAAGGGCTCGGCCATCAACATGCAAAACCTCAAGCGAGGTTCGTTCCTACGCAAAGCAATTATGGCTCCCGAAGGATACCAACTCGTTGTGGGGGATCTTTCGCAGATTGAACCGCGAGTACTCGCGTGGCTTTCGGATTACCAAGATATGCTCACAATCTTCAGGGCAGGCGGTGACCCTTATGCCGCGTTCGGAGCGCAGATGTTTAACATACCCGGACTTAGTAAGGAGTCACATCCAGACCTACGGCAGTCTGCGAAAAGTGCGCTCCTTGGGTGTGGCTACGGACTTGGGTGGGCGGCGTTTGCGTCGCAACTTCTTGTCGGATTCCTTGGTGCACCGCCCGTTAGGTACGAGAAAGACTTTGCAAAGAAGCTAGGCGTGGATGGCCGGTACATCGACAAGTTCCTTGAGTGGGATGACAACCACAAGAAGATGATGGAGATACCGCACACCTGTACCGATCTGGAGCTACTCATTCACTGCGTAGCGGCCAAGAAGATCATCGACAAGTACAGGGCTACAGCGCACCCCGTTGTGAGCTTCTGGGACATGTGCTCTGGCCTGATTCAAACATCGCTTGCAGATGGCAAAGAGTTCGTGTATAAATGTATTACCTTCAAGAAGGGGGAGATAGTTTTGCCAAACGGCATGAGCTTGCTCTACCCAGACCTGCGACAAGAGAAGGATGACAAAGGTAGGAGCCAGTGGGTATACGGGCCAGACGCTACCAAGCTGTACGCAGGCAAGATCACGAACAATGTGGTGCAGGGCACTGCACGTATTGTGATGACGGATGGGATGCTACGAACTGCAAAGAGATACTTTGTGGCGGGAACGGTGCATGACGAGCAGATCGTTGTTGTGCCCGAGGCAGAGGTTGAGGAAGCTAAGACTTGGGTCTTGGCTCAGATGACTATGGAGCCGCCCTACATGAAGGGTATTCCACTGGACGCTGACGGTGGCGCGCATCGTCGATATGGGTTAGCAAAAAACTAAAAGGGGAAAGTATGAGATTGCCAACGCGTATGCGTGTGGGAAAGAAATGGTATAGCGTGGAGGTGGTGGAAGCCATGCTTCACCGCCGAGATATGGGGCGCACGTTCTACCCAGAGCAGTGCATCCGGCTTGGTAGGACAAGTAACATCACAGGGCGTAAGTTCAGCAAGGATGAGTTGGCTGATACGTTCTGGCATGAGGTTGTCCACGCCATACTGGAAGACATGGGGCAATATGATCTCAATAAAAACGAGGCGTTTGTCACACAGTTTGCCAACCGATTAACAGTAGCCATAAAGACTGCGAAGTTCGAGTGAAGCGGCGTGTATTTTTACTAACTACCCTCACCGCCCACACCCTAGCCCACGCTGAAAGAAAACGAATGACCAAGCCAATTACATGGAGCCACTCATCCCTCAAGGATTACGAGGGCTGCGCCCGTAGGTATCACGAAGTGAAGGTCTTGAAGAACTACAAGTTCCAAGAGACTGAAGCGACGCGCTACGGCACGGTACTACACGAAGCGGCGGAACTCTACATCAAAGAGGGCAAGCCCATACCGCCTGAGTTTGCATTCATCAAGGATACGCTCGATGCCCTGAACGCCAAGCCCGGAAGAAAGCTGTGCGAGTACAAGATGGGGCTGACTGTGGACTTGCGACCTTGTGAGTTCCTTGGCAAAGATGTGTGGCTTCGCGGTATCGCTGACTTGCTCATCATTGACGACGAGAACTTAACTGGCTGGGTCGTGGACTACAAGACTGGCAACAACAAGTACCCAGATCGGGAACAACTTAAACTGATGGCGCTCATGGTATTTGCCCACTTCCCACACATTCGAAAGGTCAACGCAGCACTGCTGTTCGTGGTCAAGGATGATATGGTTAGAGCGTCATATACGATTGACCAAGCCGATGCAGAGTGGTGGCAGTATCGCCAACGCGTAGCTAGGATTGAGCAAGCGCATGCAACAGGCGTATGGAACCCGAGACCCTCACCGCTGTGTCCTTGGTGTCCCGTTACAACCTGCGAAAACCACCCAAAACATTAAGGAGAAAACTATGCACATTTACGACATCGACATCGTGTCAGACTCAGACGAAGGCCGCACAGTCAACGTGTGGACAGGCAGAGCCAACAACATGGCCGAAGCCCTACAAGACGTGATGGACAAAAACAAAAACTCACTCATGGGCAAGACAGAAGGCGCTGTTATGGTGACAATCGTTAAGCAACTTTCAAAGCAAGCAGAGATTGCAAACTTTGAGGCAAGAGCTAAAGTAGAGCAGATGTCCCCCGAGATGGTACGCCTCATGACCATCGAGTCTGATGTCTCTCTCGCTGAATTATTTAAACCCCCTGTTAAACATTAGGAGCAATCATGGCTACACGCAACTACCGCAGTGAGTACGACAACTACCAAGGTACGCCCGAGCAGATCAAGAAACGCGCAGGTCGAGTCAAGGCTAGGCGCATGATGGAGAAGACAGGTGCAGCCACCAAGGGTGACGGCAAAGATGTAGATCACATCAAACCCATGCGCTCAGGCGGTACGTCCACGAAGGGTAACCTTCGAATGCGAAGTAAGTCAGCAAACCGATCAGATAATAAATAAACGGAGAAAGCATGGAAATCATCGAGGACAAAGCACTTGTCTTTCGCACCCGCAACCCACAGAAGTATCAGGTAATCCCAAAACACAAAGTCATCGAGCGTATGGATGGTGGCTACGACGTGGCCGTGTATTGGGGTCTTGATGAGTGTCGGGTACTGCGTAACTTAGGTGTTAAAAACATTCAATCGCCTATCACTAGGCGCTACAACTGGCCGGGTAAATACAAACCCATGGCACATCAAAAAGATACTGCATCTTTTTTGACGCTTAACCGAAAAGCCTTCGTGTTTAGTGAGCCGGGCACTGGTAAGACACTCTCAGCTTTGTGGGCGGCTGACTACTTGATGCAACGTGGTGAAGTCAGGCGTTGTTTGATTCTGTGCCCCTTGTCGATCATGCAGTCTGCGTGGCTTGGTGACTTGAACAACAGTATCATCCATCGCTCTGCCATCGTCGCGCACCATGCGCAGGCTAGTCGCCGTATCGAGATGGTTCAGCAAGATTACGAATTTGTAATTGCCAACTACGATGGGTTGAATCTGATCGCTGACGAAATCAATAACGATGGGCGCTTTGATCTGGTTATTGTTGACGAGGCCAATGCGTACAAGACCATCACAACCAAGCGTTGGAAGACCCTCAAGTCCATCATCAAACCCAACACATTCCTGTGGATGATGACGGGTACACCCGCATCGCAGTCGCCTGCTGATGCGTATGGTCTGGCTAAACTGGTCAACCCCGAGGGTGTGCCCAAGTTCTTCACTGCATGGCGAGATCAGGTCATGCACAAGGTAACGCTCTTTAAATGGGCGGCTAAACCAAACGCACCAGAACTGGTACATGAAGCGTTGCAACCTGCAATACGCTTCACAAAAGAAGCGTGTTTAGATTTACCCCCTGTCCTTACCATGACGCGTGAAGTCCCGCTGACCCCACAGCAGGCCAAGTATTACAACCTTCTCAAAGACAAGATGATGGTATATGCGGCAGGCGAAACGATCAGTGCAGTCAATGCCGCCGCAGGGGTATCCAAGCTCTTACAGATAAGTTGTGGTGCAGCCTACACCGATGACAAAGAAGTGGTGGAGTTTGACTCAGCGCCTCGCCTTGGTGTGCTTGAGGAAATCTTGGAGGAGACGACACGCAAGGTCATCATCTTTGCTTTGTTCCGTAGCACCATCGACTCCATCCACAACCACCTCTTGAAGAGAGGCATCGCCAACGAGTGCATCCACGGCAGTGTGACCCCGCCCAAACGCGCAGACATCATCAGGCGGTTTCAAAACGAGTCTGAGCCTCGCGTGTTGGTGATGCAACCGCAAGCTACCGCACACGGGATTACCCTAACTGCCGCTGACACCGTGGTTTTTTATGGGCCACTCATGAGCGTGGAGCAATACGTGCAGTGCATAGCACGAGCCGACCGCAAAGGTCAAGATTCCGACAAAGTTACTGTGATACACATTCAGGGTAGCCCGATTGAGAAGAAGATGTTTAAAGCATTACAAGACAAGGTAAGTGATAACTCTTTACTTACTGAGATGTTCGACACAGAAATAAATTCATGAAAGGGGGTTGTATTGAGTTAAAAATTATGTAAACTGTCAAACCTTAGACAAAACAAACACAGGAGAAAGCACAATGTCTGAAGAAACCCAAGAGCCAGTACCGCTGGACAGGCTCGCAAAAATCTATCGCAAAATCAAGGAGCGCATCGACCGCTTGACTCAAGAGTACGACACCGAAATGGAAACTCTTAAAGGTCAGCAAGATGAAATCCGCTTTGCGATGAAAGACCAAATGAAGTCCATGGGCGTCAAGTCCGTGCAGACTTCCTTTGGAACTGTGTCAATGGTGACCAAGACGCGTTACAACACGCAGGACTGGGACTCATTCAAGAAGTTTATTCTTGAGCATGAAGTCGTGGACTTGCTGGAGAAACGCATCGCGCAAACCAACATGGCACGGTACCTCGAAGAGAACCCGGGCTCTCTCCCGCCGGGCTTGAACTCTGTAACGGAGTTTGAGATTCGCGTAACTAAACCAACCAAGTAAATTTATCATGACAAATATCGCACTATTTAACCCTTCCAATGTTCCCTCATTCGTACGCAACCATGAGTTATCTGAGACAGCCAAAGCCCTGACGGGCGGCGGCGTAGGCAACAGCACACAGCGCATCTCCATCAAAGGTGGTGTGTTCCGTTTGCTGGCCGGTGGCAAGGAGATTGCCGCTATCGACGAACGCTTCTTGGATGTCGTCATCGTCAAGGCTGCCCCCAAGGTCAGCCGTATCTTCTACGCTAAGTCTTATGACGGTGATAACATCACTGGCCCTGACTGCTGGAGCAACGATGGTGATCGCCCAGACGCATCCGCTGAGAACAAGCAAGCGACGTCTTGCATGTCATGCCCTCAGAATATCGCAGGTTCAGGTCAAGGCAACAGCCGCGCCTGCCGCTACCAACAACGCTTGGCTGTGGTGCTTGAGAACAACATTGAAGGTGCAGTATTGCAGTTGACTTTGCCAGCCACTTCGGTGTTTGGTAAGGAAGACGGAGATAAGCGCCCATTGCAAGCCTTCGCTCGCAACTTGGCCTTGCAGAACCCACCTATCAGCCCTGAGATGGTTGTAACTCGTATGAAGTTCGACACGAAAGCAGAAGCGCCCAAGTTGCACTTCGCGCCCAATCGTTGGTTGACTCCAGAAGAGTATGAGATCGTCAAGGCTCAAGGCGAAAGCGATGAAGCCAAGCGTGCAGTTGTCATGACTGTTGCCGCTTCTGACGGTGTGAAGTCTGCCCCTGCACCGTTGGCAATCCCCGGCAAGCGCCCCATGGGTGAGTTGATGGACGAGGAAGAAAACGCCGCGATTGCAACTGAGCGAGCCAAGGCCGCTAAAGCAAAAGCCAAGCCTGTTGAAGTTGAGGAAGATGCTGAACCAGAAGTCCGCAAGGAGTCTGCGAAGCCGTCGGCTGTGCCTGCCAAGAAAGGCAAGCTGGCTGACATCGTGTCCGACTGGGACGATGAGTAATTGAATCGGGGGGAAAGCTGTGCAACATGCTTGCGGACGAGCAGTTAGTACCCCCACCTAAAACACTATGGCCTATTCACAAAAAATAATTGACGCAGTGATGGCTGCAAAGAAAACGCCCGGCAATCAGCTTGGGCGTTGGGCGATCTATTTGGATTTCCCTGTGACGAAGATTGCTTATGCGCTCGGGGTCACACGCCAAACTGTGTACAACTGGTTTGAAGGTAAGGATGTTTTTGTCGCGTATCAAAACCGCGTAGAACTCCTCTTAGAAATAATGAAGTCCTCAAAGGACGCACAACAAGCATGGAGAAGAATATGCAAGGAATACAACCTAGAACCCTGACCAACAGGGAGTTCATTAACTTTTGCGCTGATGCAATGGTTGATCTTCACGGTATGCCCAAAGACTGGCAGAAAGAATTGTTACGCCGATTTATAGCACTTGCCCCTTTAGACGAACACCCGTTCATCGACCCAAAACAACAAAACCTTTTCTGATTAAGGCGGACAAACATGGAACCGCTTGAGTTTGTAGCGGCTGTTTTGCCACCGCCCGGAAACGGGCGTTATTGCGTGGTGGAACTTTCAAGAAAAAAAGAACACGTTTATGTTCACACACTGGAGGAAGCACAACCTGTCATTGACAGATGGAAGAAGTCGGGCGAAGACATTTACTTTGCGTTAGGTACGTTTGGGGAAGGCGAGAACAAGCGGACTGCTGAAAATGTGCACATGGTCAAGACCTTTGCCATCGACGTAGATTGCAACCATCCCAAAGACTTACCGGATGCAGAGGGCAACGTCAAGCCCAAGGCCTACGCAAGTGCAAAGCTGGCGGCGCAGGCCATTATGAAGTTCACCGAAGACACTGGGCTGTCCGCACTGGGCGACCCATGGATGGTGGCGTCTGGCGGCGGTGTGCACGCATACTGGCCGCTAACCGAAGCCGTGGATGTCAACGAGTGGAAGCCTGTGGCCGAAGCGTTTAAGCGCATGTGCTACCAGAACAAGCTGGACATCGACCCCACAGTTACTTCAGACGCATCCCGCGTTCTGCGCATCCCTGAAACCATCAACAAGGGCATCAAGAACAAGAAGCGTGTGCGTGAGCAGACTAACGTGCGCTTCGTAAGCGAAGGTGCTGTTTTTGAGTTGGCCGACATCCGTGCTGTGGTTGAGAAGAACCTGATCGGTACGCAGTATGAAGTTCAAGCCAAGCAGCCTAGCAATGTAGTTGAGCTCCCCGGTACTAGGCCAGCCGCACCAAGCGCAGGTCAGGTCAAGTTGTTTGAGAACAGCGTTACGCGCTTCAAGAACATCGTGGTCAAGACCCGCGCAGGTACAGGCTGTGGCCAGATCGCACACTACGTGGAACACGCTGACGAAGACGGCATGGAACCCCTGTGGCGTGGCATTTTGTCTTGGACGAAGGTCTGTGTGGATGGCGAGGGTGCATCGAAGTGGATAAGCGACATGCACCCGTATAGCGAAGACCGCATGCGCACCAAGCTGGCTGAGATCAAAGGCCCCTACCCCTGCACCAAAATGGACTCGGAAAACCCCGGAGTCTGCCCAAGTTGCCCACACTGGGGCAAGATTACAAACCCGCTGATCTTCGGGCGCGACATGGCGGTGACCACAGTTGAAAGTGTGGTGGAGCTACCCCGCGTTGGAATGGACGAGGAAGTCAAGAAAGTGCTTCGCCCTGAAGCACCCCGTGGCTATGCGTATGGTGAGCGTGGTGGCATTTTTATTCAGAAGGAAGACGAAGACGCGCAGGGCAACAAGGTCATGCGTAGCGTTTTGATTATTCCCTACGATCTTTTCCCTGTGGACATCCTAAGCCACAACGGAGAACACACAGTGCACTTCATGGCCATCAGGCGTGAGGGTGTGCAGAACATCACGATGGCTCAGAAGGCTGTCGTGAGTCAAGACGAAACAGTCAAGGCACTGGCCAACCAGAATATCGTGGCATCGTTTGGTCGAGGCAACGACAAGAATTTGTTTGATTACGTACGTGCAAGCGTGGAAAAAATGAGCAACGAAAAATCCCCAGTCAAAGTGCCTGCCAATTACGGCTGGCAAGAAAATGATACTTTTGTTTTCGCAGGCAAAATCTTCAGCGCAACTGGCGCACCTGTGGAAGTGCCGATGCCCGGCCTTGAGAACATCGTGGCCAATACCAAACCCACTGGCTCAATGGAGACTTGGGTTGCGTTCATGAAGCTCTTAATTGCCAAGAGGCTATACGGACATCTCTCCATCATTTTGGCAGGCGCCAGTGCCCCTTTTATGCGGTTTACGGGTATTTATGGGATGACCTACCACTGCGGTTCAACCGAGTCCGGCACGGGTAAGTCACTGGCACTGGAAGGTGCGGCCTCAGTTTGGGGTCACCCAGTCCACTACCGCACGGGTAAGGGTACGTCGCCTGTTGCTATGCAACAACGCCTTGGACTGCTTGGTAGCATGCCGCTAGTAACGGATGAGATCACCGCCAAGAACCGCAAGGATGCTGAGTGGTTTCCCGAGTTCCTACTGGACATGACCGAGGGTCGCGGTAAGGAGCGTATGGAGTCGGGCGCTAACAAGGAGCGTATCAATCTCTCGACTTGGCAGACAGTGGCCATCATGTCCTCCAATACCCACGTCGTGGACTACCTAACAGGGTCACGCAAGCACTCGTCTGAGGGTGAGCTACGCCGTGTTCTTGAGTTCATCATGGACGAGGAACTGTCATGGGAGCCCCACGAGATTGAGATCATCAAGTCGTTGCATAAAAACTACGCTTTGGTGGGCTACGAGCTGGCTGGATTTTTGGCTAAAAACGTATCCATGCTCAAGACTTTGGTGCCTGAGATCGTACGTAACTGCTACAAGGACTTCAACGCTACCAATGACGAGCGTTTCTGGATGGCCGGCATCGGTGCAATGATGGCCGCTGGCCTGTCTCTGGGCAGTAAGCACCTTGGCATCATCGACTTCCCCTTGAGCGAGATGAAAGACTTCCTGATAACCCGTGTCAACACGGCTCGGGGCAACATCAAGACCAACAAGCGCAGTGCAGAGGATGTCCTCAACGGCTTCATCCAAGAGTACTACGGCAAGTTCGTGGTGGTGCGCTTTAACTCCAAGTCAGGCGCTGTGGCACTGCTTGGCGGTACTGCTGAGATTGACGCATCGACTACTCGCTCAGTAGTTATGGGGCGGGTGGAACACGGCGTAACAGCCAACCACACAGACTTCTACATCGAGGAGCGACTGCTTAAAACCTTCTGCTCCAACATGAGCTTCGGTTACGCTGACTTCAAGCGCCAACTTGAGAAGCAGTTTGTGGTGTCTTACATGCCCAAGAAAGACATGATGGCAAGAACCAGTGGCCCACCGATGCGGGTGTCTACAATGAAAATATCACGAGAGAACTCTACCTTGGATGAAGAAATTATCAATCCAGTATCCATGGCAGCGGCTTGAAAGGGGGCAGGGGTTCTTTGTCCCCTGCATTGACACGCAGGCTATAAAAGCCGAGGGTTTGAATAAAGCCCTCGGCCACCGTTTGTTTGATGCCCGAGCCAAGGTCGGGATCAGGGACGGCTTTACTGGCGTGTGGTTTTATCGACTGCCTTGATAAAGCCTCTGGCGTACTCGGTCTGAGCCTTGTCAATACGCGCCAGCATCTCGTCTTTCTGCTCAGTGGTCAGCTTCGGTGCGGCTTCGATCTGTCGACGCATTTTTGCAAAATCACCCAATTTTTGCTGTACCGAGCCCGACACCGATGCTAGTGCCAAGGTTTCAGCATGCTCCTGTGCAAAGGCTTTGGCCTCTGCTGCTTTGCCCTGTTCCATCAGGCGGTTGAACGAGCCCTTGGTTTGCTGAATATTGTTCATCATGTCGTACGCTTCATCAAGGGTTCCCCTGCCTTCAACGGGCTGGAACAGACCACCAATGAATGGCGTCTTGCTTGCCTTGAGCGTGGGCTTGGCAACGTCTTCTTTCATTTCCATGTTTAGTATCGGGTTGGCCAACTGCACAATACCAATACCAAGACCGCCCGTGTAACCACGGATGAGGTAATCGATACCAATGGGAGACAAGCCTTCTTTGCCTGTGATCTGCTTGATCGTTTCGCTTCCTGTGATGCTACCGAGCAACTTGGCAAACTCTGTGGTGGACTCACGCGCACGCTCACCAGCCAGCATCTTCTGCTCACGCTGTGACTCAATCGCTCCGCCAAAGAACGACTGACCAAGATAGACTTCAGTGAGGGGTTTGATGGCTTGGGGCAAGCTAAACGGGTTGGTCTGTGCGACCAACTTGAGCCAACCGCCCACCGCCTTGGATGCCTTCTCGTCGTTGGACGCCATATCCCACAAAGCTTCGGGCAACGCTTTGAACAAGTAACCCAATTCAAACGGGATAGGTACGCGTACAGGCTCATCAAAGCCGGGGATGTACATGAACCAATTGCCGTAGCGCTCTTCAGGCTTGGCGCGTTTGTACGCCTCATCATCGGACATCAGGGCAGCGTATGCCAGTGTGCCTGCGGCAAGCATTAAGCCACGAGACACCATCTTTTGTTTAATCTTAAGCTGTTCGCTGAACGGCATCTGGCCTGTATATGCGCGGTAGAGCACATCCAAACCTTGAATCTGCGCGTTAAAGAACGGAATGATGATCGACAGTGCCTGCATGCTTGGTGACAAACCACGGCGGCTAAAGTTCATGGACTCTAGCGTACGCAAAAGCGCTGCTTGCTCGGACATTCCTTTGGCTAGGGAGTCTTTGTATATCACAGCACGGGTAGCAGCATCGCCCTGCATGGCAAACGCATCCGCCTTGGCAACTAACTTATCCCAACCAGATTTACCTGCACTAATGTCTTTGAGGAACTTGGCTGCATCGCGCTGGTCGCCTGTAAACACGTTGCTACTGATAGCGCCTGAACGCATCAGTTTGTTTTCAACATCGCTGCGTCCGGCCACCATACTGGCCAACTCTTTGAAAGAACTGAGCACTGGCGTAGCGTCTGTGCCCGTTGTCAACCATGCGTTCAAAGGATCGCGTACAACTTGACGGATAGCGTAGGCGGGGTTGCGTGTTACAAACTTACGAAGCAAATCAGCAGGGATACCCATCATTTTGATAGCGGCTGGCATCGTGGTCTTGATACCTTCCATGCCCTTGATAATGAGTTCTGCAGGGATGCCAAATTGTGTTTTGTCAATGAACACAAAGTGGTCTTTGCCATTAACTTTAAACCGCACAGTACTGTCGCTTGCGGGGCCAGAACCTTCTCCAAGCGCTGATGCAATACCCATCTTGCGAAGCAAAAACGCAGACTCTTTAATCATCTGGTTGCGCAGTGCCAAGTCCGTCAACATGAATGTGTTTTGAACCGAGCTTGTAAAGATTGGCAAAATGTTTTTATTGCCGCCCACCAACTCTTTGAGTTGTGGCTCAGTCTTAACGTTACCAATACGCACAGGCGTTTCTTTGTCCACCATCAACTCAATGTTGCCACTGTTGCTGTTGACGCGGTAGTACGGGATATAAGGTACGGACTTTAATTCATTGGCCAACTTTTCAGTGATAGCGCCTGTCTGTACAAGGAAGTCAACTTGCCCATCATTAAACTCTTTGTAGATACGTGCGGCTTCCAGTACGGCATCTTTCTTGGTCTTGTCGCTGTTGAGCAGACGCATGACGTCGTTGTACTCTTTTTCAGCCAGAGCAGGGTTTTCGTAGTTGAGTTTTTGCCAGCCCTTGACCTTGGCACGCTCGCCTGCCACGTACGCAGTCAAGATTGCTTCGGCTTCGGAGTCATTGGCAAACTTACCCTTGTGCAGAGCTTCTGCCACTTCAACCATGTTAGCGCCCTTGACGCTGTCGTACACGTAGCCACCGCCTTCGCCTTTGCGTAGGATAAGTTTTCCGTTGGTCAGTGCTTGACCCGCATACTGGCTGCGCTGTTGGCCGAATCGCAAATAGAACTCTGCGTTTTGTGCTTCCAAGGAAGTGATGACGTTGTTGGCTACGCCACGTTTAAATGCCTCAGACAAGGCCGCGTCTTTGTCAATGAACTGAACACGGCCAGTCAGCCCCATGATGTTGCCAAGCAACTGGTCTTTTAGAGTAGGTTCTTTGGCAATGAATGAAGCGCCATACTGCGTGGGTTCTTTCTTGGTGCGGAAGGCAATTTGGCCATCAGCCGCCCTGTAAGCACCGATTGTCTTATTCTCAAACGCTTTGCGGGATTGCTTCAAAGCATAGAAGACGTCAGATGTTGATAGTACAGAGGAAGACGTAAAGCCCAGATCACGCAAGCCTGCGCGAATCATGCCGACAAACTCTTTGAGCCATCGGCCAGCCTTTTCCCTGAAGCTCTCAGTTACGCGAGCTTCTTCGGTGTGCGCAATAATCTCACGCAAAACTTGAAGTCTTTGGACTTCTTCGCTCTTGCCCTGCGCTGCATTGAACTGGGCAGTCCTGATGACTTCGTCTACCAGTTTCTGACCACCAATTTCTTCGGCCAGTTTGCGTAGGTCTGTCTTGTTAGCGTATGCCTGTAAGCGCTCAATACCAATGATGGTGTCGATGCCGTAGTGTCCAACGATCTCGTGGAAGACAGTAGCTTCCAAGTCTTTTAAGTCAGCATGCTGGTCACCAACCACCAAAATAGTGCCGTCACGGAACACAGCGCCCTGCACCATAGCCTCGGTTGGATCAACGCCTTCCTCTGACATGCGCTTGAGTAGCGCCACAGGAATCTTGCCGGGGTTAGCGGCATATACCAGCTTCACGTTTGAAGGCAGTTTACTCTGCACTTTTTCCATAAAGTCAGCAGCTTCTTTGGCATCAATCGTGCCGCCTTCTGTTTCACGGGTGCGGTAGGCTGTACCCAAATCGGAATCATTGGCCTCTCTAATAATTCGCTCTTGATCCTTGATGGATACTTTACCGGGCACACGCAACGGTTTAGGCAGGTTCTTCTCCGCCATGGGGGGCTTGCCTGTACGGGCAGGGCCAACTGTTTCAGTTGTACCTTTGCGGGTCTTGACTTTGGTAATGCCAGAACTTTCTTTAGCGGCTTCGCCCGTGGCTGTACGTAGCTCTTTGGGGGCACGTTGTACTCTGCGGGTCTCTTGCTCTGTACGTTTAGAAGGCGTTTCTTGTGTGCTTTGAGACAGCGCTTCTCTGACAATATCTGTCTGCTCTGCAAGCGTAGCCTTGTACTCAGGAGTTTTTCTTCCAAGCTCAATAGCTTTGGCTTCCAGCGTGTCATTCATCTGCAACTGGAACGCAGTTACTTCGGGATCATTTTTGCCATATTGCTCGCGTAGCGCGGCCACGCGTTTAGCCATGTTGTCACCAAGCTTTATATACTCCGGCTCTTGCATACCAAGAGACGTCGCCAATCTACGCATCTGAATAGAGTCTTCCGCCTCTTTGCGGACATCACCTGACTCAATCCGTCTGGTTGTCTTAACGGCACGGCTTACTTTGGCACCGATGACTTTGCCTTCGGCATCTCTGATTTTAAGAGTGTCAAGCTGTTCTTCGCCTGCTTTTTTCTTTTCCGCCGCCACTACGCTGGCTTTGGCCGCAGGCGTGGCTTCGTACATGCTCTTGTACATTTTTTCAATTTGTTCACGCACAGGCGTAATCTTGGCCAATACACGGTTGTACCTATTCAGAGCCGCTTTGATTTTGCGCTGAAGGCCGAAGCTTTTGTTTGTCTCTGCCTGTTGGAGAAGGTCATTGTGAACATCTGCGGCATCGTACAACTCTTGCAACCAAGACTTGTTGGCGTTACCAATCGGGAGCACTACCTTGTTATGTAGGCGGTTGATGTTGTTCATCGTGATGTCGTACTGCTCGTCCGACACAACGCGCTTGGTTTCCGTACCGGCAAGGTTTAGACGCGTATCTAGTGCCCGAGTCATGCGCTGCTTTTCAGCATCCTTGACATACTGGGAGACACGGCCAGCCGACATGTTTGTGGCTTCTGCCATACGGCGGTCAGCGGCTTCCCGTTCTTCGGGCGTCATCTCTGTGCGCTGAATGTTCTCAGGGCTAAAAATGTCCAATTGCCTTGGGTCTTTCTGCATAGCCAACTGAATTGGCTTGTCATCGGACACACGTTTTAAGCCGTAACCTTCGGGACGTTCGTACTGGGTATCAACCGCCTTGGGCTTAAACTCCAATGCTTCATCAGGCGTCTTGGCAATACCGGGCACGGTGGTGGGCTGCTCTGGGCCTTCGGGCTTCTCCGTTGGAGGTATAGGCGCTTCTTTCTCGGTAAACAACTCACGAGTCTGACCACGCTGTGCTTGGTTGATGGCTTTTTCTTCAAGGACTGAGCGCTTTCGACCGAAGCTTTCCATCAAGTCTGCGCGTTCTTTGTTTAACTCATCCAGTTTGGTTGTGAGTTTGGGTAGCTCATCAAATGAGCCTAGCTGCGCTGCGTCCGCAAGCTTCTTCTTGGCGTTCTTAATCTTTGTGTCGATGCTAGAAAGCGCGGCTTTAGACTGTGCCTCCAGTTCCTGTGCGGTCTGTGTCACGCCTCCTAGACCCTCAACCGCCTGTGCGGTGGTTTCTAATTGCGTTTGAAGGGGCGTGTACTGTGCATACAGTTCGTTGACCTTAGCTGTGTCGCCAGCGGTAGCCGCTTCCTGCATCTGCGTTTGAAGGGTGGCCAACTGTGCTTTGAGTCGGTCGTACTCTTCCATCGTCCGGTTTAAGTCGGGTTTGGGCGGTGCAGGAGGAGCAGGTGTTGCAGCCGGAGTCACACCTGTATCCATAGTACCCATGACCGCACCGGGGCGAACAGTCTCTACAACTGGTGCGGGGGGAGGAGGTGGTGCTGGCGCAGGCAGTGCCAACATTGGGGGTTTTTCTTCCTCCGGTGCGGCTTGCGGTGCGGGTACTGGTGCAGGAGCCGCTTGTGCGGCGGCTTCTTGTTCTGCGGCTTTCCTAGCGGCAACTTCGTCTCGGGCTGCGCCTCTTTCCGATAACCGACCAACTGCTCCAAGAGGGCCAAGCAAACCAACTTGATAGGCGGTCTGGCCATATTCCTTCATGGCATCAGGAGAAGTTAGGGATAACCCTGCCTGTGCACGTTCCAACATCTGTTGGGCAATCTCTGTTGGCACTTCGGCCAACACGCCAGTAGCCGTGCCTTTTGCAAGGGTGGCCAACAGTTTTTCGTCTGCAAGTTTAGCCGCTTGTTCTGCGGTCTTACCAAAGAAAGCTTTTTCGGGGATGCCTGTCAGTTTACTGACCAATTTGCCGCCAAACGGAATAAACGCTTGCGCTACATCCAAGGCAGCTTGCGGGACGGCTGCGGCTCCGGCAGCACCTGTGTCAATCTTGATAGGTTCGCCACGAGCCGTTTGCTCTTGAGCTTGGCGCTCAATGTTGCCGCCATATTGTTGAATCAGGGAGGGGAGAAATGCGCCTGCCAATCCACCGACCACACCGCCAGCCACAGTACCCGCAGGGCCAAGAGCCGTACCCGCCATAGCACCGAGACGAGCACCACCAAACGAAGTGGCAAGGTTAGGCGCTTGCTCAGCAATAGCTAAGGGGATTTGACGGCCGACTTCTTTGGCGGCAGAAAGAACACCATCTTTGTTGAAGGCTTCTTTAACTTTTTCCATGCTGACTTGGTCAGCATACTTGCCAGAGATTTCTTCGCCGCGCTGGATGCCGGCCCTAGCAGCTTCTTCGGCAGAACCAAACGTGCCTTCAATACCCGTACGAAGACCGCTTAGCGTAGACTCAGCGCCTTTGCCAAGGGCGGCAAGTAGCCCCTTTTTGGGCTTCGGCTGGGATGCTAAATGCTGTTCAAGCGCCGATATAACTTCAGCATCGGACGCGCCTTCAGGCCCCTCGATGTCGTAGATACGCCCATCCGGGCCTTGCACGCTGTAAATGGGCATGATTTAACATCCTTGAGCTTATTGTGGGCGGCTCCCTAAAACCTTAAATCCGGCAGAGGGTGCTGGTGCGCCCATTGTACTTGGAAGTTCAGCGCCCGCCAAGGGGTAGTACAAGCCTGCAATGCGGCGGAATTCTGCATTTCTCGCGTCGGCTGATGCCGTAGCACCTTCGGGCGTAGTCAACCATTTCTCGTATGCACGTTCCGTGTTGTTGAGTGCAAGCTGTGTACGCTGTACATCAAACTTACCACCAGCCTCCACACTTTTAGCATCCGCTTCGGCTTTTGCACCAAGAGAGCCGTAGTACTTCTTCATGATGTCCTTGTACTCAAGGTCAGTCTCAGCCTTCTCACGCTCTTTCTTAGCGCCCAAAGTCTGAATACCAGCTTCGCCCAAAGCAGTCATGAAGTTAGGTGACTTGTTGGCCAACAAACTTAAGCCGAGCATCAACAGGTCGTCGTTGCCAAAACCCTTACGCTCTTTGGTAGGCACAGTTTCTTTGGCTGCGGCAATTAAATCGGAAGGCTTAGGCGCGGCTTCTGCGGGGGGTAGCGTTGTATTGTATGTGCCCGAAACAGACTCCCCTACCTCTGGCCGCGTACTTTCGCCAAACAAGCCTTTAACTTTTTCTTCGGCCAGTTGTGTACCTGCCAGTGCTTTAGAAGCGTTAGCTAATTTGGCGGCATCTAAAGCACGGGCGTTAGGGCCAGCGGCTATGGCTTCTTCTGTTGTACGGGCAATCTTTGAAGTCATGTTTGCCGCGTCCACAGATTGTTCTGCGGCTTTGGCCGCTTGCACATCTTGCTCTACACCACGGGCACGACGGGCTGCTTCCGCAGCAGCACGAGTTGCTTGAGAAGCATCATCAAGCGCTTCCAATCCAACCTTGGCAGGAGGCAACAGACGCTGTGTTTCAGCTACTCTCTTAGCTTGCTCAGCCTTGGCAATCATCTCAGGCGTAGCCTCTAATGCTTTAGACGCCTGACCAACAGCGCGGTTTGCCGTACTGATGGGGGAAGTAAACCCGCTCAGGGCGTTCATTGTGTTACCAATATTGCGCTGGTACTCTAAGGGTATGCCCATTTTGTCCGCCAACTGACCAAAGTATGAGTTCTGCTGGTCGTAAGTAGAAGCAGGTGCTGGGCTACGCTGGCCGGGGATTTGAGAGGCTAAGTCTGGGGCTGCTTGTGATTGCGCGGCTTGCGCTGTACCGATAGGTACAGCCGAGGCCATCTTGGTAGAGAACGTCTGCATGACTTCACCAACGGTCTTCTTACCATCACCAAACAATTTAGAGTTGCTCTTGATGATGTTGTCTGCGTTCTTTGGATCAGCCGCTTTAAGTGCTTGCGCCATCGTCATGCTAGAGTCCGCTTGCAACAAGCGTGAACCTGTAGGACGGCCAAGTACGTGAGTTGCGTACAGTTCCTCTGGGGCAATATCCCGATTCAACGTCTTGCGTAAAGCTGCCGCGTCTTCACCCAAAACTTTAGCACCCACGCGGATGTTTTCAAACGGGTCTTTGCGTCTTGCTGGATCGCCACCGCCTTTGGTAAAGGTGCGGTTAATCAACTGCATCAAACCTTGCGCTGAAGAAGTCTTGCTTTGAGCGTCGACTTTTCCGCCGCTTTCCGCTTGAATAACTGCGCGAAGAGTAGCTGAGGGGATGCCGTTGAGTTTGGCTTGTTCGTCAATGTACGCGTCCAAGTCGGCAGGCACCGCTACACCATTCTTATACCCGGGCACACCACCGCCCGCCATGCGAAGCACAGGTTCACTGCGTTGGGCAAAGTCGTACATGCCACCCATAGCCATGCCGTTTCTTTTAGGAACATCATCACCATCGCCATAGCCAGCAATACCCCCGTCAGCCATACGCTGCATGTTAGGGGCGGGGAGCATACCAATCCCTTGTTCTTCAGGCAAAGCGCCCATCTGTGCCAAAGCTGCATCGGTTACTTTGGGTTGTGGCATACCGGCCATCTGTGCTTGCGCGGCTTGGCGCATCTGCTTGCGACGGCCATCTTCAGAAATAATCAAGGGAAGAACGTACGGGTCGTTCTTATGCATCATGGCCATCTGCTTCAAGGCAGCATCAGGCAGCATCGCCATCTGCGATGTGAGTTTTTCAGCGTTTGGTAGTGCCATGTTCTTCAGCCCATGTTATAGATTGCAAGATCAGCCAGACCGGCAGGTTTGTCTCTATATTCGACATCCTGAACCGCGCCACCTTTCTTAAAGGCTCCCAAAGCTTTACCTGTGATACCTAAACCCGCAACTTGTTGCAACATTGATGGGGGTGTTTGATACATTGTGGAGGATAGCTGAGACATAGGCAAACCACGGATCATGTCAGACATGAAGCCCATCTGCTTGTATGGCTGGTTCTGGTAGTTTAAGAAATCTTGATACTGATTGTTCAGAATGTTTTGAGTTTGCTGTTGCTGTTGACCACCAAACTGATTTTGCAAACTAAGTAGCCCCATGTTCTGGCCATACTGCGTCTGCCCAATGTCAGCCAAAGACTTAGCACCTGTCATGGCTGTCTGCATACCTTGAAGGCCAAGACCCGCGCCAAACTGTTGTTGCTGGGCGTTTAGTTGCTGTCCTGCCAAGTTCTGCGCTTGGGATTGGTTGAACTGCCCCATAGCTTGCGCGTATGCGTCTTGCAGACCCTTGGCTTGAATGTCGCCTTTTTGCAACGCTAAGTTACGAGCAGCTTCAGAACGCATGATTGCGTCACGACTACCACCAAATGCACCGGCTTTAGTAGCTTGAGCTTGCTGTTGGGTTCCTGCAATATCGGCTTGACGCTGGGCTTCTCGTTGCTGGATGTCCACCACATTTTGCATGTAGGGAGACATGTACGCTTGAACGTTGTTTCCCGTAAATTGCTGTGTCTGATATGGGTTAAACGTGTACTGCGTATTAAGTGCGCCCAAGCCTGCCATACCAGCCATAGCTGTGGCATCGCCCAACTGAGGGGCAGTTTGCATCAACGCCGCGTTTTCGTACGACTGTTGTTGTAAAGGAGTGAACTGCGCTGTGCGATCCCCCATGTACTGCATGTAGGGATTTGCTTCAAGATCGGTGTAAAGCTCAGCAGTGCCTAGCAGTTTTTCTGCATAGGGCGCGATCTGGTCTGCAAAACCTATCCGCTGTTCTTGGTACTGTGTTGGGGATGCTGCTGCCATGATCTATTCCTTAAGCGGGAAGATATTTATCAGAACGGGAGTTAGCCGCCACTTTGTTTTTGCCTGTGGTCTTACCGCGTGCACGTTGCACACGATCCATCATGGCGTAGAGCTTCTTGGCTCCGGCATCTGTTGAACCGTTACCCAACTCAGACACGATGCGTGCAGGGATTACAAACTCACCATCGGCAAGGCGTGCGGGTTGTTGCTTGTTGCCAATTGTTGCAGGGATACTGTCAGACACGCCGTCTCCGGGGCCTTTAAGCAGTCGACCACCATCAGAGTAGGAACCGAGTGAGCCAAGACCGCCACCCATGGCGTAGCTGGGCATGCCGCCGTTAGCCAAGCGATACCGACCGTCAGGCATCAAACCACCGCGAGCTTCTCCGCCAGTACCATCACCACTAGGGCCACCATCAGGACTACCATCAGTAGCAGCAGGGGCATCAGCAGGAGAAGCTACCGCATCGGATACAGAGATACTACTGTTAGCAGGAGCCGCCAAGCCTGTAATGCTATTGGCTGTGTTGCTGTCGCTGACTGTATTTGCCGCAGTTGTGGCGCTTGTAGCATTTCCGGGGCCACCTTGCTGAGAAGCATTAGCTAAAGCTAAAGCCGTTGTGTAGCCTTGGTAGTCGCCAGTAAAAGGACGGCCTTCGGCTTTGCCATACATCAAGTAGTGATCGTATGCAGAAGTTAACCTTGTTGGTTTACCTGACGCTGTTTTACCGGTTTTGATTTCAGCCGCAACGTCTGGATTGGCCGCAAGGTATGCCGCTTCGTCAAAGTAAGTCTGTGGTTGTCCGGGCACTCCTACAACTGTTGTAACTTTGTCTGTTGTCTTAGCTCCGGGTTTGGCTGTCTTTTTGCCCAATACATACTCGTTGTACGGCATAGCAATGTTGGGCACACCGGATTTAACAGGGTATTTACCACTGCCTTTACCCATGAGATAGTCGTATGCGGCCAGTGAGTCACCGGTCTGCTTGTTGTACAGCTTATTAAACTCGTCAATTGTTTTTGGCGCTTTGGCTGTGTAGCCCAAGCTGCCGCCACCAGCAGTATAGGCACTCTTTACTCCCTCTGATCCTGTAAAGCCGCCGTATGGACGACCGGGAACGTTAGGCACAACTGTGCGCGTGCCGTCGGGGTTTGTAATGATGTCGCCGGGGGTGGCGATAGATACTGTATTACCGCGGTAGTCCACGCCCGTAGCGGGGCCAGATCCATAGTTGCCGTACGCGCCGTTAGCGTATGTTGTAGCGCCGGGGAGTTGTGTGCCGCCGGGGACTACGCTTGTGAATGGCTGAGGTAAAGGTGTAATTGATGTAATTGGTGTAACTGTTTTAGGCGTGAACAAATTAGCAAAATCTTTGCCTGTTGCGTTTTTAATATCCTTGTCGTTAACACCAACACGCCCCATTTCACCCCGCGCAAGAGCTTGCGCTTCGTATACAGTGAGCGCCCCAGAGTTAATTTGGTCTTGTAGTGCTTTTGCAGAGTAATTGATGTTGGAGTACAAACCTTCTAAACCGCCTTGGTCGCCGGGGGCCGCACCTGCGGTGTAGCCAATCTTGTTATAAAAATCAATTGGTTTTCCGCTAGCATCATAAGTACCGGCGGCATCGTTTAAATTATGTGTAAGCGCGTACTGCGCGGACTGAGACAACCCAGAATTTTGAAGTGCTGTGCTTAAGTTCTGTCCTGTTAAACCAATATCTTTAGTTGCGGCTAAAAACTCGCTAGCATCGGTGGTTGGGGTTGCAACTGCATTAACAAAACGTGTTTCGTAGTTGCCTTGTTGATTCTGTGTGCCTGTGGCCCTTGCAATATCAGTAGCGCCAACATCGTATTTTTGCATGTCAGCGGCAATTTGTGCGTCAAGAGCGCCAGATTTTAATTGGGCTTGGTCAAGCCCTTTGAAGTAGTCAAAAATCTGTTGGTCGTTTACCAACGGGCCACCACCAGCATAACCGGGCACGCCACCACCAGCCAAAGCCACAATGCCGCCTGTGTTCATTTGCGTTGGCTGCTGTTGCGGTGCTTGGTTTAAAGACCCTACCCCAAGTTGATACGGATTTGGATTCTGTTGGTAGAACAGATCGCGCTGGCCTTGGAATGTTTTGTTTCCAAACTCGCTGGCTTTGACAGGCGTCATTTCACGCATGCCGTACAGAGGGTCGGGTTTACCCGTATCTGGGTTGATGTTGTAAGCCATCTGCCGGATGTTGCCCGTGCTCTTGGGGTCTGGCAGTTTTGTGGTTGTTGGAACCATCAGGCCAGCAGCAATTGGAGAAGCGGCGTAAGCTAAGTTGCTAAGGTTGTTTTTAGCAAAATCAAGAGCCGCGCCGGGGCTGGCAGTAGCTGCGTTAAATCCGGCAGACACTGCGTTAGAAGGCGTCATGCGCGTAATTGCGTCTTTTGTAAACTGATCTGCTGCCTGTGCAGGCAAAGCTTCGCCTAACGCCAAATTGGTCGCGCCTAACTGTCCTTGAGCGGCAGTCGCGGCATTGGCCGCGCTCATCCCTCCACCAGCGCTCATCAAACTCTCGCCCAGACCCGCTCCACCATACGCACCCAATCCGGCCATGAGGCCGCGAGACAGACTGCCGGTAGCCAAAGCGGTAATGCCACCCGTAGCTACACCCGCCATCATGGACGACAAACCAAATCCAGCAGGGCCTAAAAAAGCGCCAAGCGCAATCGGGGCAATAGACTTAAACAGATCAGACAAAAGCCCGGCTTCGGGCAAACCAGTGTCAGGGTTGATGGTCAGCGTTGTGCCGTTAGCCTCGGCAAACTTTTGTAAATTCCGGACTTCGTCCGGAGTCATGTGTACAAGTAAAGAGTCGTCACCGCGGCCATTGGCGGCTACCTGTTCGGCAAACTTATGCAGGCTCATTTTTGCCTCTCAAAATGGGGGTTGTTGGATAATATCATTTTTAACTTGCTTTAGCCAACTTTCCAGTCGACTCCGTCAGAGTACACCGGCACTTTAACTGCACCTGCGCCAACAACCGTTGCGCCAAATGTTGGGCCTAAAGCATCAGTGACAAAAGACCTTGCGCCAACACCTGAAGTAACCGCACTTGGTAGCGTTGCTACTGTGTAATTTGTGGTTGCCGGAATAATCCCAGACGTAACCAACTGCGCCAGCAAGTTATCTAGTCGGTTGAAGTACAGCCGCAAAACGTTGTTAAGCTGGTCAATATACAGTGGGCTGTATTCTTTTGTTGCCAAAGGCAAGCTAGGAGCCGCAATCCTGCTGAGCTCTGTCTCAGACGTAATGATGTAGCTCATCGTCTGCCGTCCGGTCTAATGTCAATACGGGTAGCACCCAACTGCCACTGCGTACCAAGCTGATTAGAGCCCACTTTTAAGATCATCTGACGCCCACGCACACGGGTAAACACTTGCCCCGTAAAACCTTCAGTAATTGTGTATGAAGCGCCTGTTAGTTTATTTACACCCGCCGCCACAGCCGTCCCTGTACCTGAGCCTGAGTTTACCATCGGGTACAACGTGTAAGTAACAGCAGGGGTAGGGGCAGCATCCGAGCCAGAAAAAGTCAAGTCCGGCAACATGCGCCAGATAAAACCAAAGTTATGGCCATCACCAATATCAAACTCGGACGAAGAGATGTACGCATTAATTGCAGCAGGGGTGCCGGTCTCATTGTTATCGTTGCCGTACTCTTGGTTAACAACGTTGCCCGTCGTGGCAGTTAAGGGGTTTGCAGCAATAGGGTAATCCCTTAGACCAGAGTCCAGCCATGCGGTTCGTGCCATCGTGCCGTAGTACCAAGTGTTTTCCGCGTAGTTAAATATAACGTACCGGTCAATGTTTGTGCTGTTAGCAGAGCAATAGAACCACCAGATTTCGTTAAAACCCTCGTTAGTTCCTGCAAAAACTTGTTGGTTTTGGCTCAAGTTAATGTCTTGATAGACGTACTTGCGTAGGTCGCAGTTTAGTGTTTGCACACGACCGTCATACGTGTAGAACTTGTCCGTACCCATCCAATAGACTATGCCAGAGCCTTGGGTAATAGCGTTTTGGCCAATGATGGAGATGTTGTCACCAAGCAACTGCGTGCCCCACACAAACGGAGGGCCTAGGTATTGCAAAGAATAAAGCGCAGAGTCAGTAAATACGACAATCTCTTGACGGGTCTGGATAGCGGTAACAATTTCTGAGCCGTGAGATATGGTTACACTACCTGCCTGATTAGTAGCGGACGGTGCCCAATCAACCACAGATTCTTGATCTGACCAACGGATAAGCATTGGGTTCTGAGTGGTTGAACCGTAGTCATTGCAGCCAAACGCAAACACAAAACGGCTTATATCGGCTACGTACAAGAAGTTTTGCATCAAAGGCACGCTACTTGCCCCAGCTAAAGACGTAACAGGGACAGCATTAGGCATGATGTAGTGCGTACCAGACTGCGTTCCTGTTGTATTAATAACTACGCCTGTAGGGGTGGCGGCCAAATTAAACGTATTGCCTGAAACATTTTTAACGTAGTACGTAGTTCCCACAACTAAGCCAGTCGGCAACGCAGATGGGTAGCCGGAGTTTGTCAAAATAACAGTTGCGCCGTTTACCAAGGTGAGGCTAGACGTCACTACCGCAGGAGACGCAATAGTTATAGTAACTATAGAGGGTGTTAAACCGTAAGCCGCATCCCAATAGTAAATTGGACTACCACGGAACCCAAAAACCAAATCTTCACCAAAATTGCTTTGACTCCACAGGCGCAGCGCTGACGTAGATGTGCCGCCATTACCCCACGTACCATTACCCCAAGCGCCAGCGCCCCAGCCAGTTAGCGGAACCTCAACCGGCAAGCCAACGTTGATCTGATACACCGCACTAACAGTTGTACCGCCCCCAGCCGCTACTGTAGAAGTGGCCGCAGAGCTTGCAGTTATTGTGTATGTGTTGGCGTCTACGTAAGTAAGCTGGTATTGGTTGTTTAGGTCTAACCCACCCACAGTAGCCGCATTACTAAACGCAACAAAATCGCCATCTATTGCGCCGTGGGCTGTATCCGTTACCGTCACGGTTGTACTGAGGTTAGTTGTTTTAAAAGGGTTGCTTAGAATGTCCGCTGTTCGGATAGGCGTGATGTCGTTGTACAGACCGCCGTTTTCAATATAGAACTTAAGGTTTGTGCCAACACTAAGCAGGTTAAGATTAGCAAGCGTAATCCAATTCCAAAGCGAACGGCAAGTTCCCAAAAAGCTAGACACAGAGATACGCGCCCAGCCGCCAATCTTCTCAGGCGTGCCTTGGCGAAACCGCACCTTGTCGGACTCAAACCAACCGCCCTCATTGGTGTACCTAGTGTTTTCCCTATTTACACCCGGCTTGAACAGAACTTTTTGTAATGGCATCGGTCAATCCAGTAGAGCGCACTCAGCCGTGCGGCGTTTAAGTAGTCCCGGCAGTACCTTACCGCCACCTTTAGTCCAGAGCATCAATTGTTCCTTGGCTCCTTCCCAATCATTGGCGTTGATTTTCCTCTTTAACGTAGATGTTTGCAAGCGTCCTACACCAAGGTTATAACAAAAGTCAACTATGGCGTTGCACTTACGCACATCCGTAATTAGACCCGGACAGTTACGCAGAACACCCGGTAGGTACGTATGTTCTAACTCAATCATCAAAAGCGCCCTAGCCGTGGGTTCATCCATCGGCGGGTCTTCTAAAGTTACCTTGCGCTTGTCTGCGTAATAGGTAGAGCCATAGCCAATCGTAGCCACGCCAGCCGGACATAAATACGGCTTGGCGCGGTAGCCCTCAAACTGACGGCATAGACTGGCGGCTAACTCTAGGTTCATAGCCCACGTTTAGCTAAAGTACGATCCAAAAACCAGAAATTTATTGTGCCTGCAAGCAAAGCTGAGAAGTCTGGAGTCATCATTGTCTTGAACACTTCTATAGCAGGTGCACCAGCTAACCATGCGTTGTAAGCAAACCATACGTGGATGAATGACCAGACAAAAAGCACCCAGTAAGTTACGACTGGACGCACAGAAGCAGACAGACTAGCGGCCCAACCACCAGCGGCTTTGGCCATCTCAGCTTGAGATACTATGGCGTTGTTAAACGCGTCCATGACACCTACGTCAATAGCGGCTTCGCGCTGTGCACCAATCTCGGCTAGCTTCTGCTGACCACGTAGCGTTTCTAATTGGCATTGCTGTTCAAACATAGCCAGTTCGTGTTTCCGCTCATTAGCTTTGTCAAAGAACTTCAGCACCTCGGGCGCAAGACGGAACACACCGCCAAAAATAGAGCCTAGTAAACCACCAGATAAGATGTCAAACATTATTTTTTCTCCAACTTAGTTTCAATGACCGCAATCTTTTGGCGGTTGTACTGAATGTCATCGCGGTTCTTTTGGATCTCTAACGACAAGTCTTGACGCAAGCGCTCGCGGGCAAGTTCTGCTCCCGTGTTGGTAGCCTGCTTGTTGTCTGATGTGACCACAAGACTGATCTTGCTATTAAGTATTGTGACTTCGTGCGCCAGATTGGACAACGATGACATTAAATAGACCACGCATGAAAACAGTAGTGGCAGGATGGCAAACGTAATCTTTTCAATAAACGCGCCTTTTGCAGATTCTTTAGTTTCTTCAGCCATATCAACTCAAACTCCATGCAATGATGTACGTGCCAAAAATAACGAAGGCCACTATACAGGCCGCCGCAATAAATGCTTCGGCCCAGTCTCTCACTTTAATATCCCATTCAATTTGGTCATGTCAGCACACGTATACATTTGATAACCACCCAATATAGGCATTGGAATTGTTTCTATTTTCGCTGAAAATTCATCTGCTGCCAAGCGAGCAACATCCAAAAAAGACATTGTTTCTCCCGTCCCAACGTTCCAAATCCCAGAATCGTTAACTTTTAAAAACTTCTTGTGAACATCAATTACCTTGTCCACATGGATAAAGTCACGTTTAAAGTTTTCTGAACCTTCAAATATCTTAATTGTCCCAGTCTTTGCCTGCTCTCGAAACTTGTGAAACGGAGAAGCCTGATCGCCTTTATGGTCTTCGTGTGGGCCATAGACATTAAAGTACCTAAAGATCTGCACGGGCGAAACAGGCTGCATCTTATGAAAATACTGCTCAATCAAAGCTTTAGATTCTGCGTACATGTTGGCAGGGGCTACCGGATCAGTCTCTTTAAACGTGATGTTATCTGGCCCGTAGACTGAAGCTGAAGATGCTAGTTGGATAGGTATTCCATACTCCTGACACCGTTCCATAAGCGTAACGGTAAAGCCCACGTTTTGTTTACGCAAAGCTGCCCAGTCATTACAGCGTGTATCTGAGATTGCGCCTAAGTGAATAACCCTATCTATTCCATAGAGGGAATACTCATCACCCCATTCACACAAGTCTAGCTCGTGATCTGACATGGCTTTGACCATGTTCTGGCCAATAAAACCTTTATATCCAGTAATCAGGATACGCATACAGCCCCTATGCTCTGGCAAGATATTGCCGCCTTCTCGTTGGCAAATGGTAGGGCTATATTCATGTCCCCAGTCTGTATGTGCTTGTACACCATAGCTGCTAGGAATACATCGCCTGCCCCGCAAACATCCACAACTTCTATCACCTTAGCCGGATAGAGTGAATCTTTATATCCGCATCCTTTAGCCCCGTAAGTAACAATTAAATGTTCTGGATCTGGGATAGATGTAGATTCGTACAGTTCCCGCTGGTTAATCTTGATGTAGATGCCGGGAAAATCAGCCAAGTTCTTTTTCTTGGTATCCATGTAGATAGGCCCTTGAAACTTCTGCCGCAGTTTCCAGATGACCTCATTGGTTACAAAACCCTTATCATAGTCAGAGATAACTATGGCATCAAACATGTACTTACTACCGACTAAACAAGACTGAGCTTGTACGTCATGGTCTACTCTAAGTAGATGTTCTCCTGTTCTACGGTCTATGTACCTAATTTTTCGGGACATTTCAGTTGGAACAAGAAGTTCTACCACTGCACCAAAAGACCTAAGATTCTTAGCCACGTTAAACGCCATGCCAAGTTTCTCTTCACTGTCTTCAAAGTTCAACAATGGCGCAGTAGATTCTGGATTTACCCTGCGTATCTCGCCATAGCGGTACTCGTCGATGCAACCATCACCGATGACTAAGATACGCATTGACTGTCCCCCGGCTCAACTCGATAGTTGTCTTCTACGGAATCAGCAGTTGAGACTTCTAAGATCACACCTGCTGCTAGGCAAACTAGCTGGTGAGGGAGTAATGGTGGGTTATGCCATGTGTCCCCAATGTTAAGGATCTTCTCATGGCGGCTGGCGTCTTTGGTATCTATCCAGATGACCTTAAATAAGCCACCTTGGACTAGCCAAGTCTCATCTTTTTCTGCATGGAAGTGCATGGAAAACTTAGCATCCTTTTTAAAGGTCATCAGCTTTCCGCAGTACTTATCGTTGGTAGCCCAGATTAGCTCCGACCCCCAGCCCTTGTTTACTATGCCCTTGAGTTGCATTGATTATCCTTGTTGATGAATAGCCATCTAAGAAAGGAATGATAACTGTTTGCTTGGCAATTCTTGACCCGACAACTTGATCGGGGCTGTAATCAGCGCCCTTCGTAATGATGTCAGGACTAATCCGTTGGATTAGCTCAAGCGGTGTGGGTTCGTCAAAGATAATGACTTCATCTACCCAGCGAAGCGCCAGCAGCACAGCTTTTCGGTCATCTTGGGAATTGATGGGTCTGCCGGGCTTTAGTTCCCGAACAGACGCATCTGAGTTTAAACCCACAACTAACTTGTCACCCAACGCTCTAGATTTCTCCAAATACTCAACATGCCCACGATGAAGCACATCAAAGCATCCGTTGGTGAAGACAATCACACACCCATCTCTTTGCGTATCTTGGTTGCCGAGATAGCGTGGGTAGCATCGTCAAAAGATTCCTGCTCAATCTTGTATCCAACATCACGCCCGTAGGTAATGTTGACAATGTTAGGAACCAGTTGAACTTCGTACTGACCTTGATACAGTGGGTCTAGATCACGGCTAATAAACTCTTTAACCTGATTAGCAGCAAACGGGTTAGAGCCGTTCCAGCCTTGGCAGTCTCTGATCTGGATCACAACTTGACCAGTCTTAGCCAGTGCCCGTTCAAACAGCTTGCGGTGTCCTGCGTGCCACGGTTGCCATCTGCCAAGCATCTGAACTGTTTCTTTCTGCCAGTCAAATACAGGACGGCGGCGGTTATCCAAGATATGCGCGGCAATGAACTCACCCCACTTCTCAGACTTCTGCTCAGTAATCCTGAAGTCATATTCCTTCGGAGGAATAAACACCTTGTTGGTGTCTTCAAAACGACCTTGATTGATGGTGTCAACCCAGATAGTCCAGTCAGCTTTGAAGTTATTACGCATCTCAACTAGAGGGGCAACAAAGTCGCAAATCACATAGTCAACATCGTAGCTGTCAGCCAACTCACGCATACGCAGGCTTTGGCGAATACGGCCCTCGTGGGAAAAGTCCCAGTCGTTGTACTTCTTACGCACATCATCGGCGTTAAGCCACATGACCGTCTTGCGTTCGTTTTGCAAGTGGTCGAGGATGTGTTGCGCTAGGTATGTCTTGCCCGCGCCGGGTAAACCCATCACCAAGATGCGTTTCATTCGTTACCCCTTACAGCAATGCGTCAAGCTGGTCGTGAGTCGTAGCGGCATCAATAGCGGATTGTTTGGTCAACATAGCCTGACGCGCTGTCTCTACCGCTGTAGCATCGTACTGCTCGTTAGCGTTAGGAGAAAGCTGTAAGCGGGACTGCTCCATCACCACTTGCTGGAATGCAAAACCTGCGTTGGACTTCATACCGTTTTTGCGGTCAGCCACGGAGATTTCGTATGTGTCCCAGATGATTTGAACAGGATCAGTGTTCAGATCAAAGCGGTGGGCAGTGTAACCCTGACGGTGTGCTGTGATTGCGGGACGAACTTCCACAGCATTGCGCCAGCCGTTATTGCCTACGCCTTCTGTGGGAGGTGTGTCCCAGACTTGCTTGATTTCGCCGTTTACGACTTGTACATAATGTGTCATTTAAGACTCCTTGTTAAAAAATTAAATGGTAAGAATACTAATTTGATGAACTCCACCTGCGGCAATTTTATTCCAACCAGTTGACGTGCCAACTTGTTTGGGTGATGAATAATTGGTTGTGTTACCAAGTCCAAGTTGGCCTTCACCATTTCTTCCCCAATTCCAAAGTGTGCCATTCGTTTTTATTGAACTTGTTAATTGAGTTCCAGTTGCAATATATAACCAATTAGTTAAAGCGCCCACTTGTTTAGGTGATGAGTAATTTGTTGTATTACCAAGTCCAAGTTGACCAGAGGCATTGTAACCCCATGTCCACAATGTCCCATCAGTTTTAACAGCGGCGGTATTTACTTGATTAATTTTTACTGATAACCAATTTGTTAAAGATCCAACCTGTACAGGAGAGTTGTAATTTGTTGTGTTACCAAGACCCAATTGACCATTTGTATTAGCGCCCCAAGCCCATAACGTTCCGTCAGTTTTTACTGCAAGTACAGAACCATTAACAATTGCAGATGAAATATTTGCCCAAGTGGTCAAAACACCAACTTGTTTTGGAGAAGAATAATAAGTCGTATTACCAAGGCCTAGTCGTCCTTGAGCATTGCCACCCCACGACCATAATGTTCCATCTGTCTTTATAGCAAAAGAACACAAATATCCAGAATCCACTTTATACCAAGTTGTTAAAGCGCCAACTTGTACAGGTGAAGATTTATAAGTTCCTGCACCACTAGTACCAATCCCTAATTGACCATATGCATTATTTCCCCAAGTCCAAAGAGTTCCATCAGTTTTTAATGCAATAGATGAACTATAAGAAGAACGTATATCTGACCAGTTTGTCAAAGCACCAACTTGTTTAGGGCTGGAAAAGTCAGTAATGTTTCCAAGGCCAAGTTGTCCTGAATCATTTTGGCCCCACGACCATAATGTTCCATCTGTTTTAATGGCAAACGAACACAAATATCCAGCAGTTACTGTTAACCATGTTGTTAAATCACCAACTTGTTTTGGAGAAGAATAATAAGTCGTATTACCAAGGCCTGAAACTCCATTTGCTCCAGAACCCCACGTAAATAATTTTGGCGCAGGTGGGCTAGGCCAAGTTCCAGCCGCAATAGCATTGGCTTGACTGCTGATGTTCCAGATGCCTGAGTATTGGGTGTATGGATAAACTGGTGTTGCCATTTTTAACCTAACGCAAAGGAATAATTTCCACTAGTTGAGTTGGAAATTTTTGACCATAATGTTGAGGTTCCAACCTGCACGGGTGATGATCTGTTTGTTGTGCTACCTGTACCCAATCCACCAGCAAAACCATTACCCCAAGACCACAAAGTACCATCAGTTTTAAGGGCAGAAACACTTGCACTTCTAGCGCCAACAAATGACCAAGTTGTTAACGCACCAACTTGTTTGGGGCTAGAGTAATTAGTAATGTTACCAAGACCTAATTGACCTTCAGAATTACCACCCCAACTCCAAAAAGTTCCATCAGTTTTAATGGCATACGAAGAATAAGTGTTAGCACCAATAGTAGACCAAGTTGTTAATGAACCAACCTGTTTTGGAGATGAATAATTTGTAGTATTACCCAACCCTAATTGGCCTGAAGCGTTATAACCCCAAGCCCATAAACTACCATTTGTTTGTGTTGCCAAACAATGACTTGAGCCAAAGAAAACATTTGCCCAAGTGGTCAAAGCACCAACTTGTACGGGACTTGACCTGTTTGTTGTATCATCAAGACCCAATTTACCAAATTGGTTAAACCCCCAAGTCCACATTGTTCCATCTGTTTTAATGGCTCCTACGGCATTACTACCACCGGCCACTTTTGACCAAGTAGTTAAAGCGCCAACTTGTACTGGTGACGAGTAAACGGTTGTATTGCCATTGCCATTGCCATACGGGTTGTTTCCCCAAAACCACAAAGTACCATTTGTTTTAACAGCAATTGAGCTTGCACCACTAAAAACTATGCCAGCCCAGTTAGTCAAAGCACCAACTTGTTTAGGCGATGAATAATAAGTTGTATTTCCAAGACCTAATTGCCCATTACCGTTGCCGCCCCAAGTCCACAATGTCCCATCTGTTTTAATAGCCCCGCTCGAAGCACCTCCTACGGCAAAAGTTGCCCAAGTAGTTAATGATCCAATTTGTTGGGGGGTAGAAAAACCATAAGTTGTATTCCCTAAACCTAATTCCCCATTGGCGTTGTAACCCCAACCATATAAGTTGTAGACATAGGTAGGCGTACCTTGAACAAGCGTGTTTAGCCCCGGCGAATTAAACCCAGCGGCGTATCTAAAGCTCACGCTACACTCCTCAATGCTGGCTTAGAACCAACACGCTCTTTGATCTTGTCAAACGGAGCAGTCCAATCACCATAAACCTCTTGGCGAATCAGCTTCATGCTGTCGTAGTACGGCGTTTTATCACCGTCAATTGCATATAAGAAGTAAGGCATGATCGGAGTTACCACCCATGTTTCTACGCCCATTGCCGCCGCCAAGTGACTGACAGAGGTACAGGCTGAGATCACCAAGTCACATGAAGCCACCGCTTGTCTAGTGTCTTCCCATGACTGTAATGGTACTTGTTTTACCCAAGCTGGGCAAGCGTCTACGCCCTCGTCACGCTGTAATGAAATGAACTCTGCGTCAGCATCTTTTACTGCGTCGAACATAAGTTCATAGGGGAACTTCTTGTGATGCTCATGTTCAAACTTACTGTTGCCTTGCCAGCGCAGACCGATGCGTTTTTTACGGCCTTTGATCGACATTGGCTTCTCAAGGTATGGCGCACCAGACAGGTCACGAAGTTCTAACCCTAGAGGAACCACAGCAGACATTCCAGACACAAAGAAGTCGTGGTAGATACCAAAGGTAGCCTCGTGCTGAACAACCGCTGATACGCCTTCTACGCCTTGGAACAATGATGCTAGTGGGCCAGTGCAGGAAACAACAACTTTACAGCCACGCTCTGCAATCAGCTTGGCATAGCGAATCTGGTGAATCTGATCGCCCAGACCGCCTTCCAGATACAGCATGACCGTACCCTTTGTCTTGCCGTCCCATTGGGGTGTAGGCACATCAGGGCGTGAATTACCAAAGACACCTACGATTCGTCCTCTGTCCATCAAGCCGTAGCCCTTTTGGATTTGACCTTGACGCAGGTAGTACCAGCCACGGTTATAGGCGGCTCGATGATTGTTAGGCTCTTCTGCTTCTAACTTTTGAGCTAGTCTCCAGCCTTCAGCAAAGTCACCCATTGTGGATGCGGCAAGCTGTAGGTCTAGGTCATGTAACTCAGGAACTGTGCGTGGACGCTCAAGCCAAAACTCTGGCTGACAGAATGCTGAGTAGTGGTGCTTCAATAAATCGCGGGGATCTTGCTTATGCTGCGCCGCCAATACAGGCTTGACATCGTGCATACCTGCGTGACCGTGCAAGTTCTCGTCATCTTCAGCTACGCTTGAGCCGTCAATGTTATTAAAGTCGTAGGCAAACTCAGGTAACTCAAGGAACTCATGGATACGGGCTAACTGCGCTTTGGGGTCGGCTAACAGGTCTTCGTATTCAACAAACAGGAAGTTTTCTGGTGCGTACTCGTAGCCGTTCTGAAGGGAGATGTAAGCGGCCTTAAGGTGATCCATCAGTTGACCAGTCGCCATAAACTCGTCTAGATCTGTGGGTTTGGCTACACGGATGAAGCTGGCTGCACAGTCAGGAACAGAACGAACAGTAGCAATGATCTTAGGCTGACGACCTAGCACCTGTGACATAGCGCCCATGATTTGACCAATAGGCCAGCCACGGGACTTGTCAATGATGACAGGCTTGTCAGTGTCTTCGTAGAACGCATCAATAGCACCGCGC